TCGGAAAAGCCCTCACAATCCGGTTAATTCTGCGTTATCTGAAAGGAATAAAGGCATATGAAAGAAAAAACAATTAAATTATGGAAATTACTTGATGATATTGATACAGCAACAGATTTATTTAGCCTCCACGATTTAAAATCTTATGAAGCATATTATAAATATGTAACCAAAAAACAGCAGGAACGGCATAAAATATTTATTTCGGATGGGTATAATTTATTTGATCCGGAAACTAAAGAGAAAATATGACTAGGCGTGATCAGGTAAGACCTATAATCGCAGAGATTATATCTATAGTTGGCACATCTGATATAAAAAATCTACGTAAAAAACTACGACAGGCATATCCCTACGGCGAAAGGGCAATGCACCCGTACAAAATTTGGTGTGATGAAATCAGAGTACAATTAGGCATTAAAAAAATTAAAGAGAAATCGGTGTCTGAGAGACAATTGACACTATTTAAAATATAACCAGCGCATTCAAGGGACGCACGATAGAGCTGTGCGCCCCTGATGTATTCGTTATTTCTTAACATCACTAACCCTATGGTGATGAATTGCAAAATTATAAAGACCAAAGATCTCACTACAGCACATATAGTCTTTCTTCAATTTTATTAATCCAGACTTTCATATCTTCAAGCTCCCTTTCTATAGATTCATTGGCCTTTACTCCCCATTCACACATTGCCGGCATGTTAAAATAATTCCTTTACGGATTTTTTCTCTATTGCTTTCTGAATATCCTGCCCTACTAATGGAAGAACTTTCTTTCCATATCTTGTAAAATGTTTTTTAGTTAAAAGTTTCTTTTGTAAAGCCTGCCTGGCCCCTTGCAATAATATTAAATCAAGTGTATCAGCAATTGGAGCTAAAGAAGCCGGGACTATATCTTTTTGACGTTTCCATTTATAGGGCCCTAACCCCGTCGCTTGCCTTAACAGGTTTTTTTCATCAACTACCCCTGTTTTTATAAGCCCACCAATGGCCACATATAATAACAATCTTCTTGCAATAGCCTGCCAATGTTTCTGTTTAACATCATCAACCAACAATTCAGTATAATTAATCGGCCAGGAGGCATATTGAAATAACATCCGACCCCCGGGATGGGACGTAATTAATGGAGAGTCCTGCTTTGTATAAAGATATTGTGTATCGCCTGTGATCTTCTCAGCATATATCTTTCGTGCTTCGTTGACATTACCCGTTTGTAGCGCTTCCGTTATGTCTTCTTGGTATCGAGGGTGCATATGATTAACTTCAAGCCATTTAAGGAATTTAGGTATATTTTTATGTTTTCTATAGCTCTTTAAAAAATGGTCGAATTTATCAATAGATCCATAGTAAGCAATACACCTATTTACCATATCACTGAATTGAAACATGCCTAAAGAGTAATCCTTAGTGGTCTTCCACCAATCACCATAATCACCTTTAGCAAATTCTCTGAACATGACCGGCGCAAACTCTAAAAGTATACCTGCTTTACTAGCTTCCTTAAATCCTTTTTGAAATAATCTACCAAACCCCCTGGCTGTCCAATACAAACCTAATTCCGGAACAGTATTATTTATAGTCTGAATTAAATTTTTAGTAGGGCTCTTTAATCTGAATCCAAGGTGCCGGACATAAGCAAAATCCACTAAGAACTGAGCTAAATTCATTGTGCCTTTTAAACTAAGCTCACCTTTTACCCCAGGGAGAACGCTCAAACTTCTATTTAATAATTCCTGAAATTTATATGCCTGTGTTGTCGGATACCCAAGAAGCCGATAGATATAATCATTCATGGCCTCTTTCATGCCCGGCTGCAATTTTGTGAGGTCTTCTTTACGCATATTTTTTAGCAAATCGTCAAAATATAACTTCCTGGTCCCTGCCCGGATATAGTCTTTGTAAATATCAAGAGCATTTTTCTTAGCGCCCTTTAATTTTCCTGTCCGTGTCAGATCGAACCAGTTTTTGATTTTCGGTAATACCTTCTTATCATCGACAAAGTCAGTCAGCCGATCCCGTAAAATTTCTTCCATGCTGAAAGCTTCCCGATCAAGGCGCCTGGATATATAATCCTCTTTAACGAATCCTTTTACTTTGAATAATCCGTGCAATCCTTCACCCGGATTTTCACCCTGTTTTTTGTGCAGCCAATCCCTGAACTTAGCCTGTTTTTCTGTTAGTGTCGTAGGCGCCTCTTTGGTACGTTCCATAAATTCCCTGACGGCAATAAGGTCTTTATCAGACATGCCTAATTTTTTCACTACTTCATTCACTTCTTTTTCCAGGCTGAATCGTAATTTATCCGCAGCCTTTGATGCTTTCTCTAAAGGCTTATACATACGCCATGCTTTAGGATCTGCCTTAAATACATGTCTCACAGGTCGTAAATTTGATAAGTATGTCGCTTCAATACCTGGGAAATCCTTTTCTTTAGTTTCGGTCATAGCTTTATATACGCCAAGATCTTTTAAATCTTTTTTGCTGACTTTGCCTTGATTAATCCTCTCAACTGCCTTTGCCTGGTTTTCATAATCTGCCGGCGCAACTGTTCGGCCTATTCGTTCCAATCTGGTAATTCTGTTTTCTAATATTTCAGCTTTCCTTTTTGGCGAAATCAATATACTTTTCAGCGTTTTATCTTCCTGCACTCTCAATTTATCATCAATGGCGTGGATAACTTTCTGTGCATCCTCTTCGGATACTTGTGTAATACTTCTAACCCCTGCCATTTTTTCTATTATATCCCTGTAAGCAACCTCATTCATCCCGGCATCTTTGGCCATGGTATGCACTATTTTCCGCTGTATTTTATTACTCGTTCCCTCGATAATAGGTTTGTATAACTCTTGCCCTTCAGCCTTGAATTTAATGCCGACAGTTTCTTCTTTACCGGGAAATTTTTCAGGTATGCCGGGGACAGGTTTCTTTATTGCCTCTTCTAATGTCAGACCGACTTTTGGTTTAGCTTTCTTTATGCCGAAAAACTTTTCCATCTTAGTTGCTGTCTCAGTTTGTTTTTCAGCCTGTAACTTTTTAATCAACTGATCGGCTTCAGAAGAGGTGAGACTATTGATTGATGATTTGCCTGTCTGCAATTTTAATTCCAGCTCTTTGATCTTAGGACGAAGATTTTTGATAGTAGCTTTTTGTTGCTCGGTGACAGGCTTTTGCGTGAGGTATTTTGTTTTGATCACTTGAGCTCTTGCTTTGGCCCCAGGACGCCCTTTTATTTTATCATGTAATTTATTAACAGCGTCTTCCATCCAGAAATATCCGCCGCCTTCTTCTAACTCCGGATGTCTCAGAACATAGCTATGTAATAATTCATGGGTTAATGTTTCGACAATATCTTTTTCACCCTTTTCTATTAAAACAAAATGTTCACCCTTGCCGCCTCTTTCAAGCCTTCCCCCTTCCCCTTCATATAGATCTGAAAATTTTACCTCTACAATAGCCTTTACATCGATGTCGTTTCTAATATCTTCAGGGATTAATTCCATGGCCTTATTATATGCATCTTGAATAGCGGAATTTTTAATTATCGGCTTAACCGGGACCTTTATTTTTGGCAGAGCAGGCGCTTGTTTCGGCAAACCTCCCGTAAAAAATGCCTGCATCTTTTCTTGTGAGGATATTTTTTGTGGCGAAGAGATAGCAGGCTCGCCAGATATGACTTGTTCACCAGGCGGTATTTGTCCGGCTAAGCTCTGTAAAAACATTAATCCCTGCTCGGTTATCGGCCTGACCGCCTCGGCGGCCGAATCAATGGCCTGTGCTATCGGCATCCCGCCTTTTATAGATCCAATAATACCGCCAACAAGCTTTTCTTTCATGTCCGGGGGCAGTCCTTCAAAACCCGGCATCTTTGTTTCAATTACCTGTTCGTAAACTATTGGGCCAGCTGTTTTAAAAACCATATCATGAAGCTCTTTTATGGTAGGATGATGCGGTCCAGGCTTCACTAATTTAGCGCTTACTTCAGCCTCAGACATACCAAAAACCTGTTTTCCTATAGCCTTTGACAGCGCCTTTGGTTCTAATAATGTTTTTCTGGCAGATGCCCACTCTGTTGCAGTACCAGCTTTTCCATGCATAATACCAGCAAGAGATTTATTCTGATAAAAATCTACTATTCTGGCTTCTTTTAATTGCTGAGTAAGTTTTGCAGAGCCAATAGACCGAACCGCTGTCCTTATACCTGCCATGAGCGTAATATCTCTTAAGTCATTTATTACATCTTCTTTAGTATGCTCTTGCCCGCCATATAATTCCCATAGCCTTTTACCTGTTTTTACTATTGTGTCATACCCTGCACTAGCTGCCCCCGTTACTGCTAATCTAGCGGCTGTACTCTCTATCCCTACAGCGCCACCCAGAACTAATCCAAAACCTGCCATCTCTAAAGGTTCGCCTACAAGCTTCCCGACTGTGGGTTTTTCTCCTCCCACGGCTATATCTAAGATATTATCAGCAAGTTTTTTAGCGCCATACGCAGAAACGCTTCTAGCGGCATTGGCCATAATATTGATTGTCTGATTAATATTAGGTCCAAACCTCTGAGCTGCTAACCATATCCGGGGACTGGTTTTCATTGCAGCGCTAACTCCACCAGTAAGTATATAACTAAGAGCATAACCTGTGAGTTGCCCGCCATAATAAGAAACAGGATAATCCTTTTTAGCCATCTTCAACATAAGCCTTTGCTCTTTTGGCTGTGTCGGCAATAATCCGTGCTGAAAAGCCTTCTGTTGAAAATCGGTATGGGGTAATAATTTTTGAATTTTCCCGTAAGGCTTTAATGGATCGGTTAGTTGTTCCTGAACAGCGGCAAAACTCTGTTCTAGGTTCTGCATAGGGGAGGGTTGCGGCATAGCCGTACCCGGAATAAGCGCATTTATGCCCGGTTGTATCTCTTGCGGCTGCGCCCTCTGCGCTGCAATATTCAAAACTTTTGTTTTGGCTTTTTCAAAGGGCGCCTGAACAAATTTGCCTTTAAATATTTTATTTATTACTCTTTTTTTTTCTTCTTCAGAAGCATTTAAACTATTAAACCGGGGGACAACATGTTTATCATAAAATTTCTGTCTTACTTTTTGACGCTCTACCTCATCTGTTAAAGTCAGATATCGGGGATCTTTTTCAACTTCTGACCATCTGGGCATTAAAACAGATCTCCGTATTGGTCAATTTCTTTAACCCCTCTCAATGTAGGTTTTTCCCAGAAAAACCATGATTTTACTCGCTTTACCGCACGCTTGTGCGTTTTATCAAATCTGGTATCCATTATCTTTAGTCGTTCGATAGCCTGCCCTAAAAGATCATTCGTCATTCCTTGGCCGGGGGCTATTGCTTTGGCCTGCTCTAATATTGCCTTAATTGCTCTATAATCGCTGGCTTCATCTATTTTGGCTAATTCTACTAAATATTTTCGATTATCCAAATCCAGGTCTGCAGTAGCTAAACCTAATCTTTCTACAGCGATCTCATATCGTCGGTCATCGGCCAAACTAAGCCGTTTTTCTCTTATTAATCCTATTCTTCTGGATTCCTCCAAAGACTTTTGTCGTCTTTCACTTAATTTAAGTCTTCGTTCTTCATAAGGACTTAGCGGTTTATGCGGTTTTAATGATGGAAAAGCAGCAATCTCTTTTCTCTCTTTACCTTTAACACCTTTTAATATACCAAGTTCTTCCTGTGTCATTCGTTCTGATGGAGTTAATGGATCCGGAGGAGGACTAAACCTTTGAGGGAAACTCTTCTGCATAGTCTCAAAGGTAGCTGACCGGGGATCGGCCTGCATTAATCCGCGAATGCCTTGCTGCTGTGGAGAAAGAAACCATTCACCTTGCATTGGTAATACTGTTTGCTGCTGTAAGGCAGCAGGCAGTTGTATATCCTGTCGCCATTCATCTTGCATTGGTAATACTGTTTGCTGCTGTAAAGCAGAAGGCATCTGTTGTTGTATATTCTGTTGAGGCATAGTTGAAGGGGCTTGTTGTATATTCTGTCGAGGCATAGTTGAAGGAGGTTGCGCACCCTGCGCCTGCTGTTGTAACCCCTGACTCAATACATCAAGAAGATTCTGCCCTGTCTGGGTCTGTAGTGTTGCTTTCTCCTGTGCGGCTGAAATATCTTTCGGGTTTGCAATATTATTTTTCTGATCCTTAAAAATGGCGTCTACTATATCCTGAGATTCCATGCCGGTTGACTGCATATATCGCCAATACTCTTCCCTGCCGGGCTTGAATAACTTCTTTACTGTTAATTGTTCAAGGAGCTCACCCGCTCCGACACCTTTCTTTTTCCTTCTTCTTCTTTTCTCTCCTTCTATCAGCATTTCGGAAAGCGTTGGCATATATTTTTACCTCCTATTATGCGCGTACAGTGTCATCCGTAACCCATCCGGACGGTGTTGTATTCCCTGACCCACCACTACCTTTATTACCAAAAAGGCTAATAAGAGTATTAAGCCCTTGGCCCATCTCTAGTCCGCCTTTAGCACCTCCAAGAATATCCATTATCCCGCCGCCTGTAGACGCCCCTTGCTGCGCTACTGCCGTGCCGGTAGTAGCTCCTGTCTGTGTAACATCTCTCGGTCCTTGCAGTCTTGACATACCAAGTTGATTAATCATCTCTAAGAACGGCTGATTATATTGCTGCTGCAAGCTTCCCATACCTTGCATATACTGAAGATTCTGCATGGGATATTGTAAAAGATTCTGTAACTCCTGCCCCTTGGCCTGAGTATACCCTTGCGCTAATTGCTGCATCATTTGAGCGTCAATATTAGATTGGCCACCTACCTCCATGCTTGATCCTGGTAATCCTCTACCTTGCCAATACTGCTGATTGCCTGACTTTGCGCCTTTGGCGTACTGCTCTAATTGCTGCTGTAATCCTCGCATAAAATTCTGTGTCTGACCCTGAATGAGTGCTTGCTGCTGTGGGGATACCTGTGGGGCCGCCCCTCCGAAAAGATTACTCATGGCCCCCGTAGACTGTCCGGCTAACCCTAATTGCCCTTGTGGGTTATATCCTTGCATCATCTGCATGAGAGCATTTTCGCCATATGCCTGCATTGGTGTAGCACTCGGCAAAGCTTGTCTTGATGTCTGCCACGACGTTCCTGACGTTGGTACTGTCGCAGGTGTGCTCCCCGAGCCTTTTTGGCTGCCTTTAACCGCCCCCGCAATAGCACCGACAGCACTAATAGCCGCGGGAATCCATTGAACCCAACAAAAATACAGTAAAAAACATAATACCGGACAAAAGAAAAAACGAAACAAACTTAATGTTATCATATCTATTTTACCTTCTTATTTTATAACGCCTCACACCTTGCAAGCTTCTCTGAATGGCATATGGTGTAATCAGTAAATTTAGCAGTTTCATCTCCTCAGGTTATTTTTTATATTTAATTTACCTTGACAACAAATTTTTTATTGTCTATATTTTTTTTATGAAAATAAAATCTATGATAAAATTTTTACCCCTCCTCATCATACCGTTGACCGCAATTTTACACCACGCTATTTTCTATTATCCAACTTGCATGTTGAACCCATTTGGTAAGGATTATACAGTAATTTCTCTCATTAAATGGTTATCATATGACCCCTCTTTGCCGTGGGCTATTATAATTGCAATAATAATCTTACGACTGTCCCCTACACACCCACAGATAAAAAAAATTATTATGGCCTTCTTCTTTTCATTTCTTCCCCTAAGCTTTTGGATTTGGGACATTCCTTTTACGAATAGGGTTATTTGCCATTATTTTCATGATGGAAAATTGTCTCTTTTTGGTGAAACTATTCGTACCCGTCATTTTTATGTGCTTGGTATATTAATTTTTTTATATATTTTTGTTAAAAAATTAAAAAAGCTATAACCCTGTCCCGTCACAAGCCACCCACCCTGATCCGTTCCATACAATGGCTTCAGTTAAATTTGTATCCCAGTAAATAAACCCTGCATCGGCGGCCCCCAGTGTCGGCCTGGCCGCTGTAGTCCCCATTTTCCTTGCGCACGTGCCGGCAAAGGTTTTTGTATTTATTACTGCGGCTACATATCCATAACCAAGATTTGAACCAACAGACCAGTTATCGTGCCCGTACCCCGTTGGGGTAGTAAATGTATACGGTGTATCATTGTCTCCCTCAACCATATTATTCCAAAAAGCCCCGGCAAAAGAAGATAACTGAATCCCGATAATAGGAAAATTGGCGTCAGTAATAGCAGTATAAATATAATTATCATGAACAGCCGTTTTTGTATCTGCCGTATTTAACAGCATTCCCCATTTGTTACCGGCAGCAACACTAGTGCTAGTATACTCAATTTTATTATCACATATTTTATTTTCATATGCCTTACTGCCCAAATTAAGACCAGTGCAGGTAGCAACAGCATTAGTTAATTTTATATCATTCCCTGAAACAATACCGTTTGAGGGATAATAGGTTGCTTCATCGGCATCTGAACCGGCTTTTGTTAATAGTAATCCGTGAATTCCAGTACAAATTACCGTATTATTTTGCAAAGAATATCCATCAATTCCTCTAAGATGTATCCCGGTGGCCCCATCAGTTTCAATCAAGTTACTATTACATTTTATATTCGTTCCTGATCGAAGCTGGATAGCTGATTTATAATCGTTTGTTCCAACCCCGGAATGAGAAATGATATTACCTGTAATATTTACTCTGTCAGAAGATCCTGAAACATATATTTCGGCAATACCTCTACAATTAGCAACTGTATTATTATTGCAATTAACATTAACACAAGCGGTTATTTGTATTCCTGATCCTGATGTATCGGCCGCATGATAAGTTGATGAATGAATTATATTATTATTAATGTCAAAATAATGACAAAGATAAGAAAATATAACTCCCGTCCCCGAGGTCTGTACCTTGAAAAGCCTACAATGATGCACGTTCCCTTGAGTATTATATAAAAATACTAATCCTCCAGCCTTTCCTTTTGTGCCCGGGATAAAAATATTATCAACGTCTATGCCCGAAGACCGATATACTCCCAAGCAGGAAAAATTTTCACCTCCGTCAAGATTTTTAAATGTCATATTTTCAATAGTAATTCCGTAACATTTATCAACAAAAACAGGGATTATAACGGAACTGGATGTAGTTGGTTCATTTCCCGAAAAGTATAAATGAGTATCTGATATTTTAGAGTCTCTGCTATGAACCATGTTAATAAACTGTGGTCTATCACCAGACATTGAGACTGTTTTCCCATTTCCGTCAAAATTAAATCTATATGGCGTATGCTCATAGATAATACAATTCGAATCTGCGTCAATATCTAAATCTCTGTCAAGAGTTAATGTAGTATCAGCGATACTGACAATTCTATAATGAGAATCAACATATGCCGTTGTCTGCGGCTGACGGAAGTAAATATAATCTCCAACTGCAAGCCCTGTAGCGCTTGCAACCACTACACTTTCTGATCCCTCGTCCTCGTCTGCCGAAAGTGCGTAAGTAGACTCACTTAAAACTCCGTCAACATCAAAAATCGCACTTGCTGATAATGTGCTGGTAGCATCACACTCAAGAACAATTTTTATATCTTTAGCAATTGCAATAGAGGAATTAAGTGTCGAGTCAGTGATATGCAAAATCTGATCGTAAGAAGCGATAGAACCTACGGCCGCAGTTAAATTCTCATCAAACCATGTCGAATAAACATCTATCGTTGTGTCGGCAAGCGATACTGTTGAATTAGCGTCTACATCAAATATTTTATACGGCCCTGCATCAACATATCCGCCTATTGCTACAGTTATGCCATCATTCACATCCAAAATAGCGCCTTTATCAAATTTCATTGTAGTGGTCGCTACAAAAGTCAAAGACGCATCTATGTCCCATGTGCCTTGAGAAAAATAAAGAGGAATACTACTAGCCCCAAGAGCATCAATAACATCTTGCAATACTACATCGTCGTCGGCTGTTCCAAACCATTCGGGCAAAATTTCTTTTACTGAGTCTGCGCCAAAAGCAACAACTCCTGTACCTGTAGCATTAAAAATATATTGCCGGTCACACCTGAAAGGGGAATTGATTGTTAAATTATAATCTCCGAGGGTAATTATTCCGCCTTTGGTGAAACGAATTTTACAGGTGGCAGGGACTACACAATGCGCCGTTAAGGCAATTGTTTCATTGATTATTAATTCCTTATCGTCCGAGCCGATAGCAGCAAGCGCCGTACTCAGATTATCCGAATACTGGCTGATTGAAACCGTATCCCCTACATGGTAGGAGCCGTCTGTTGATCGATAACCGGCGTACGCTGTTGAAGCAAAGAACAAAATACACAAAATACACATTATTTTTTTCATAAGGTCTCCTTTTATTTTTCAACTATTTACCTGTTACATATTAAAAAATCTGTAACCCTATATTCATAAATAAACTATTGATTTTTCATTACTTAGTCCTTTTTTTAAAAAAATGGTAAATACCTGGTTTCTACCGTAAATACCAGGTTTTTTATTTTTTTATTTTCTGGTAAAGGCAAAAGTTTCTAACCATCCGCCAAGAGATCTCTTTTTTATTGCTAAATCCTGAACGCTGCGGGTAATTCTTAAGCAATTATCCGTTGTCTGCTCATTGTCTGAAGGATAAAGATAAATCGCTCCGGCTTTATCCAAATAGAAATTGTCAGCCTCAAGGATTGTCGGGTCTAATGGCTCGGTATACCCTGATATTTCTACAGGCACTGAAGGGTCTGCTGTAACCGGCTTAGTATCAAATATCAAAGTCCATGTGCCAGTTATTAACTCATGCCAATATACAACACCTTCAAACCATGTAATACGATAGCAGCCATTAGTCGTCTCATCTCCGCCTGTAGCAAAAAGGTATATACACCCGCCGTCATTGATATAGACATTCTTTGTAAATACATCATTAAAATCTACCGTAGCTGAACCTAAAACAGCCGCCGTATTTGATTCAATAGCAAACTTCTCTGTCCATACACTGAAATCTTTACGCTCAAAAGCTACATCATCCGGATAATCACTAGCTGCATCGTCGGGTTGATTATTAAACATCCGCCAGGTGTTATCTTCATCTTTGCCCCAATGCACAGCAGTCTTGATATAAAGAATATCGATAGAGATATAGGCCGAAGCCGTTGGAACAATTCTCCCCCTGATCCCTTGCGACACAAATTCACCGCCTACGGAATATATTTCAACTGCCTCCTCAAAAGCTGAATTTTGACAGTTGATCGTTAAGATATGTCCTGATCGATCAACAGGGAATCTGGCGATTTCTGCTCTGATTTCGTCAGCTGAGGCTGTTTTCTCGTTTGAAATTATGCTGTGAGTATCCGACCAATCATTATTATCAACTTTAGTCTTTACGTCTATCCCGCCACCTGTAGGTGAAAAACTGATAAATGCTTCTCTAAATCCTTTCCATATTTTTCTGTCTTTTGGGTTAATTACCCATTCAGCTTCCATAGTGAAAGCAGAACCGTAATCATTTCCCATCTCGGGCGCTACTCTTAATAACCGCCTTGAGTGATCTCCCATATACAATGAAGGGGTTCCGTTATGCGTAAGAATTCCCATAGATGAAATATTATGCCCTGTCATTATGGCCCAACCGCCATTAGGGGGGACCGCATAAAAGAAAAATATAATAGTGTCATTTGTGTCTGCATCCTTACTGGGAAAGACCCAAGCGATACATGACTTAGACGGCCAATGAGCAGACCTGCACCAATTCAGCATATTAGTTTTATCGAACCCGTCATAAAGATCCTGGATAGCATGAGAAATAAAAAACTCTTTATTGTCTCCATATTGCTCAACGGTAGATAAACGATGGATACCTTTTGTAGAGGCAAAAAATAAATCGTTGTTCGCCTTTACTACCGAACCTCTAATCATGCCTATCCCATCAATAATCCCGGCAGGGGGCATGACAAAATCGGCTTTAGTTGCCCCGATTATCCTATGGATTGAATCTTCTTTTCCAATAATTAACTGCTCATAATGATCACCAATTATCTCGGTAATCACAGTCCCATCATCAGTTCTGACAGGAATTTGTGACGCTCCGACAAGAGCAAACCCATCTATTACGCTATAGGCCGCAAGATTTGTATTAAAATCATAACCAATATGAGGCACTGATTTATATAAATAAGACGGATTGCCGGGATGCCCTCCTGCCCATAAACTCCATCCATGGACAGCGATTACGGCAGGAGCAAAAGTACCGATTATTCCGCTCTCGGGCGGTGTATCAATATCTTGCCAAGTAGTTCCATCATAATATTGAAGTATAGTATTTCCGTCAGCAGCGTAATATTTGTCTGCTAAGACTGCATGGGAAATATAATTTCCTACAGCCATAGCCGTTGAATTTAATGCCGATTTATTAGCCAAAACATCAGATCCGGATAAACTGTAAGCGTATCCGCCGGTATGAATAATTTTTTTTACCGTAGGGTTGCCCGTTGTGCCCTGTTTGGTATACTCAAATATACCGTTTATAGCTACATCTCCAAGAGCGGCTAAAGACATATCTTCCAGAGAGACGCCCGGACGTTTTTCCACATATCCGTTTCGATCCAAAAATATATTATAGGCTTTGGATAAATATCGAGAATCGAATCCCGGCTTATTTTCATACATAAGCCCAAGAAATGGAGCGTCTACACTAAACGATATCCGTCTTGTCGGCATCTTTTTATTTCTTTTATATTTTCTCTGGTATTGGTTTCTTCGGTTTAGGTGCAGGATTAAATATCTGCAATAATCGATTAAGTTCGTTTAGTTCTGGAACTATCTCTCTTCTGGTTCCTTGAAACACAACCAAATTTAAAAATACGTTGAGATTTTTATGTTCTTGCTCTGTTAATTCAAATGTCATTATTTTTTCTTAATCCGTTAAATCTACAATGCTTATTGCACCATTATTAAGCTCTATCCGATAATATTTATCGTCTGTCTGATCTTTCAGAATAAGACCCTTCCAGGCCGCAGGCGCATCATCATCATTTTTGCCCAGATAATAAGTATCATCTGCCGAAGGATAATGACTAGCCGTTGTGGCTAATCCCGCGCCAAGGGCGCCGGTAGTAATCAGGTTCCCGTCACCGAAATCAAGGTCATAGGACGCCTTATTTGAGTCTATAGTTAAATCGCCGTCTGATTGTACGACAAAAGTAATATGATTTGTAGTATCATGAGAAAGTTGCAATTGTATAAATGTATCAGTAAGTATTTCAACCCGTGCCGCAGGTGTTGAGTCACCTATCCCAACATTGCCAAAATGATTTATTGTCATAGCTAAATCACCAGCAGTAAGACCGCCAGCATAAAAAACTATATTTTTTGATGCTGTAGCCGCAGCAAAATTCATACTAGTCCCATAAGTATACCAACCGGCAGCATTGCCCTGTGAACGAATACTGATATATGAACCTGCTGTGTCGCTATAAACATTCAAAATTCTGTCAGCCACATCATCTTCACCTACATTTAAATTATTTCTCAGAATAGTAACTAACCCGGCGCTATCAATTCTAACAGCTTCTGTTGGAGTATCACCGTCCGTCCCGTCATTAGTATAGAATATCAAATCGCCTTTCTGATCATCACCAACACCGTCATGTGAAGCCTGTATTATTGCAAGAGTTGTTTCTTCGCCACCCGACTGCTCACCCTTAAATATGATTTTACCTTCTCGTCCTCCTTCTGTATCTTCTGCTGTACTATTATGTAATGTTAAATAAGGAGCCGTAGATGACATCTCAAGGAGGGTTTCGGGGGCTATTTCGTTTATACCGACGTTGCCCCCATCCTTAACAAATATCCCGTTGCCGTCATCGTCATGCAACTTTAATCCGTCGCCGTCCCTGGCCCTGATTTCATCTGTGGCGATATATTGCGCATCATTCTGTGTAAATGAATTTTTTACATTAATATGCTCATCTGCTATAAAATCAGCAAAATTATCATGAGACAGTGCATAAATATTTGACGGGGTAGAAATTGTAATATCGTTAAAAGTGGGAGATGAGGCTATTAAAACCGATTGATCCTGCCCGTCAAGGAAGGCAAACTCATTCGTATCTAGGGTATTTGCACCAATAATAAATGATGTGCCCGTAATTGCTCCTGCGCCTAGTGTGCCTATAGTAAGCAAATCTTCATCCGTATCTGTCCAATCTATATGCTCATTCGCTTCAAAATTCAGCAGAGCATCATGATCGATAATAGAATCTTCATGTATGACGAGATTCATATTTCTTGTAGGTCTACCGAGAGACATTTTATTTACCTATAATAATGAATATCTAAAACACCGGGGGTTCCGCCGTCACGAAAAAACCGAACTTTCTTTATATTATTTATCCCGATAATATCAAAAAAATCATCTTCGGTAACTTGCGTTTTATGAAGTCGTCCTACGGTAGCTGTTGGATCTGTACCATCCTCCCGGCTCCTTATATCTGCCGTTTCAAGCACACAACGAGCTTTTTCAGGCACAGGGATAAGCCCATCAGGATACACAGTAAAATCAAAAACATCATCTTCCGTATGCCCTGTCTTGGCTGCAAAAGTAAATGTAAGCCCACGATTTAATGTGACAGGTGTCCCGGCCACCATCGCTACACCTGTTTTCTTAAATGTAGATCCGCCATCATCTGACCATTTAACCGTCTCCGGGTCAGATGCATCATCATCAACAACTATCTGATAATTATATGCTTTTTTGCCGGTAAAGCTTGAAGCGTCAATAGTTAAATCATTAAGCCCTGACCCCGTGCTCTGAGTTATGGGCCCGGCCCTAAGTGTCCCCGGTATATTCGCAAAACCGATCGCCACATTTGTAACGGTCAGCGTTTCAAAACCTATACAGTCCATAATTTTCTCCTATGGTAAAGGCCTGGCATTTACCATTTTCTTAGACTTTGTTAAGCGTTACATATTAAAAAATCTGTAACCCCTACATTCATAAATAAGTTATTGATTTTTTTCTTATACTGCCGTTCTTTTTATATTCGGCGTGATTTCTAATGGGTCAGTATCCCAAGCTGCCTTTCTGATTAATTCTGCCCGTCGTTGTTTAAACTCAGTTAATTCATCTCTTGCTCGAAGATCATCATCATATTTATAAATATCTGCCATAAGACCCATAACAAGCACATCATGAAAATTAATGTCAAATATCGGCTCATCGGCATCATCTGATAAGTTAGTCAAATCCTTTGTATAATCAATAGGTAAAAGAATTACTCTTGATGGAACAGGATAAACGATAATCGTAGAAGGCGTCTTATAACACCAATACAAAGGATCGGCTACAGTAATCGGATCAACAGAGAATGGATCTGCAAGTTGTAATTCACGCATTTTTCTAATACCGATTTTATCCATAGCCTTCGGTCTTCTCCACTGACCAATAGATACAACTTGGGCACAATCGGCAGGAAGAGAAATTATGTCTTGATAGATCACATAAGAAAACTCATCACCGGCATCCTCATTACAGGCTTTTGTTATCGTAAAGGCTGTGGCAGAGGTATAGGTATCGAGTTCATAAACCTCATTGAATGAACTAAGTTTAAATTTCCTTCCCTCCATAGCCTCAGTCCATACCGTATCAGTCCCGACAAGAGCAGTAGTTCCATCTACTTCAACTGTTCCGGTATTATAAGAAGCTACAGTCTCCAAAGTAGACTTTGCCCTACCGTATACAGGGTCACGATGCCCTAAAAGAGAACAGATATTTTTATATCTGTGATTAATCCATTTTTTAACCTCAATGAGTAACTCGGCGTCTGTGCCGGTTAAATCGGGATGATGGCAAGCCCTCATACCCGTTTCGTATATTTCCTGAAAATCCATTTCTTAGACCTTTACAGCTTGATGTTTTCCACCAGCCATAAGAACCATTGCGCCCTTATCGCCTATAAAATTTAACAACTCTCCCTGTAATTTTTCACCTGTTTTCATAATAAAACTCACCATATCACCGATCTTTGATGCTTTGGATAATGATGTTACGTTTTTTGGTTGCACTGTCTTTTTTGCAACATTCTTACTGTCTGCCATAATGTTTGCTCCTTTAAGAACAAGGGAAGAGGCTATGAAACCTCTCCCCTATAGCTCTTTTATTCATCCGTTTTAAGTGATTAATCCACCATTAAGATAACATTTATTATACTTACCTGATCCGGTAGCAGGATCATTTGCCGACGCCTCTACCATAACGTTATTAAAGTGAACTAAATCAGTATCATCATCAATTCCTAGAGCAAGAGTTGTCCCACCCCCGTTAATAACTCCGTTATTGCATTGCGTATATGACGGGACAGTGTTTGCGTCAAAATAGATACCTTTTTGATCACCGCCTGTTATCACAAAATTTTCAATTATATTACCAGATGCTTGTTTGCTGTTGGCATTATCCGTATTTATATAAATACCATTTCTGCATACCAACCATTTACACCCGCTTAATATATTGCCAGTCATATCTTTAACTACTTCAAAACCCCTTGTTGTGGTAGGAGACGCCCCGGCTACCCCGGCGAATAAACACCCGATCATAACATTACGATTAAAATTATCAGCTTGAAATAATACTTCCGTACCTGCATCCGTGGGAGACGCAAAACAAATATTCTTAATCAGTGAATTGATTACAGAAGTACAATCAACAGGACTCCCGGAGGCAGGTTTAATAGTTACTCCCCTTTGTCCGTTAAGATCAAAAGCATCCCCTAACCCAATTACAGAACACCCATAAGGCAATGAAGTAAGATTCTCCGCATAAACACCAGGGGATATAACCAAAACATCATTAGCGGCCCATCGTGTATCTGACCAATCAATCCTAGCATTCATAACAGTTATAGCAGCCGCAATAGTAGCAAAAGGCTCGTCAGGCGTGTCTCCAATATAACTATCACTCCCGTATTTATTATCTACAAAATAATATTTACTCTGCTGTAGAGCTATGGGAATGCTTTCACCTAACTGAGGTATACCAAAAGAAGTAATTCCGTTCGGAAAATTTGTTAATGGCATATCAATCCCTCCTTATTGTCCTGGACTTCCCCACCAACCACGAAAGTCAAAATGACCCTCCTTCTGTCGGAAACTTCCCACGGTAATTGCGATCTGTTTACTGATATCCGTATCGTGCGCTGTGCCGAAGGCTTTTCTCTCATACATCATCAGCTTATGCTGATTTGGCGCTGCGCCCAAAAACCATGCTTTAGGATCTGACAAGTGATGCCATGTAATTCCTCTAAGACTGGTCTTTCTCTTGATGGCATTAAGGTCATTATTAGCCGAATCGGTTTGCTGCTGACCATTAAGGACCTTTTCCACCTTCCACTGATTAGCTGTCGCATGGAGTAATACTTTAGGAATAATATGAAGTTTGCGGCCTCGATGATTAACTTGATAAGTCTGAAAATCATTAATTGCAAGCTCTAAGGCGCTCTCGGAAAAATCAGTTCCGGTTGTAGGCTCATTTTTCGTCGTACCACCTAGAATCGGGTGAACGTCAGAAAAGAAAGCCACACCATCAGGGCAATCAGTTGTTGAAGTAAACCCATTATTGAATTTATTCACAGCTATTAAGTCAGGCGTTACCGCTGCGCTATTACCCATAGCTCTGGCCGCGTTCTCCATTACTCCAAGCTGATCATCTTCCAGGCACTCTTCGGAAAGTTCGTATTTTAAGGCATAATTAAGGATTGTCAGCCGATTATCGTACATTTGATACATGCGGTCTAAAGCTGCGTCGTCGGATTCTTCTTTTTCCTGAAACAATCCTAATCCAGAAACTCCTGTCCCTTCTACATAAGGTTTAGAAGTAGACTTTACGTTGTAGACTTGTTTATAGATTGGATCGTATTCGTTCCACTCTTCGAATATCATCATATCCAAAAAGGCTAAAAACTCAGCAAATAAGTCTGTAAATTGGCTTCGTAGCATAGTCATAGTATTTTCACCTCCTCATTATACGCCGGCCGTAGCTTTGCGTGCTTGCTCGTTAATCATACATACCCAATCACAGTTATCTCCAACAACGTTTTCAACTCCATCCGGGTATCTGGTCTTTGCCGGGTACAATATTCTGCATTGTCCGTCTGATGTAATAGCCGTTGCAATTAGCTCAACATCCGATTGATCGGTGGAGGAGCCTTCAGTAGAAAAATCCATATTCGCATTCTGAATGGTAATATCTAAGGTTGCCGACGCATCATCTTGACATATAAAATGCTGCAACGGGTGGTCGTAAACCCACAATGTCCCGCCTGTGCTGGCCGCAATAGCGTTAGCCGCAACACCTAAAATTCCTGTGTTAGTCGTTGCCGCAAGCTCTACATACCCACCTGCTACCGGCTTAATCGGACTGCCTTCCTTAATGGCTGTAGCATAACTACTGCTTACCTGGTAAGGATGTGTCCCGTACATATGCCCTGTAGGTCGAAAGCCCAAAGGTGTATCTCCGTTTGCGCAAAGGCATATAAGAAAAATAAATATGCCAATAATTAACATAAAAACATTAATCATTTCTAAAACCTCCTGTTCATAGTAATTCCGCCCGACACTTTTATAAGATCAGGCGAAACTCCTTGTTCGCGTAACTTTTCCTGCGCCGCTTCAGTCGCTTGCTTCATGTCCTGCATATCTCTTATTGGAGCGTTGCCTTTGTCTACATAATGCTTCTCTCTTGCCAGAGCCATCTTTTCCGGCATCCATCCCAACACCATAGTCCCGACACGCACTTCCGTACCCGCATTAGTAACTGACCCGTGAGTAAGTTGCCCGGAATTAGGGTTCGCTGATTTAGCTCTCATGGGATCATTAGGCCCATGATCTAAATCCCAACCATCTAAATCCCCTTTTTTTACATCCTCATCAGATAAAAAATGATAGCGTCTACCGGGAACGGGGTTCTTTATTTCGCGCGGATCTGTTTCTCTCCATATAGGAATATTGATTCTTTGTGGCTCTGCTTGTTGTGGCGTTTCCGAAGAAGCGTTTTCCTGCTGTGTAACTTCTGCTTTTGGCGCCTCTTTTACTGCTGTTTGCGCTTGTTTTTCGCTCATGATTGATTGCCCTTTCCGTAAAGAGGCGTACCATCAGACCTAACATATTTGGCCTCATTCGTTTTCATAAATTGCTGTACTTTCTTAGGATCTCGTCCTAATTGCTTAGACCAATTAAGCTGTCTTTGAGAAAGCTGTGGTAAACTGTCTACAGGTTTCGGCCCTGCAGGTCTTTGTATGCCGGGAATTGCCGGTCTTGTTTGCTGTAATGGCTGCCCAACTTGAGGATTCTGTTGAATGTTCTGTGGTAAAACACCACACTTCTGTGCGGCTATAGCTGCTACAGATTCCAACGTAAACGGATCTGCCGTCTGTGGATCAATCCCTCGCTGGCAACAGTCTTGCGTAAACTGCTGATGTAACACAGATGCAGGATTACCCATATCAACATATGAATTAATTATTCTTCCCGCTGCCTGCTCTCTTTCTGCCTTTAGAGATTTTTGCTCAAATCTTTGCTCTAATGCGTCCAGATCGGCTTTACGCTGTTTGGCATTATCCGCCTGTATCCATCTTATTGTATCTTTCGGATCTTCAAACTCCGGGATTTCTTCCTGCTGTGGTACTTGAGGCTGTGGCTTATTCCGCTGTTGCAAGTCAAATAATTGCTGCTGTGTAAAATTCATCTGCTGTTGCAATAGTCCAACCTTGCCCTCCGATTCCTGATATTTCCGCCTGTACTCCGCTGCATCCTCCTGCGCTCTTTGTTCCGGAGTTTTCTCTTGTGGGATTTCAGGAGATAGATCACCTTCAGGCTGTTGATTTTTCTCTGATGACTGTAGATGTTCTTCATATCCCATTGACAACTCTTCTGCCGGGGGCGTTTCCGGCTGTGCGCCCAAATCCGGAGCTTGGGGCGTTTCCGGCTCCTTTAATCTTTTCGCTGCCCTATATTCTTCCTGTGTCATAACAACCTTTCTCAAAAACAGGGTTAAAAAACAAAAAACCCCTGCCAAGATCAATTACGATCTCAACAGGGGTTCAGGTTTAAATCCTTATAATAGGTTAAATCTAAAGTCCCACTACTTTATTTTACTGCTTTTAATATTGGTTCCTTTTTCTTTAGGAGCTCTATTTTTGATGCCTGTAACTCCTTATCTATAGCTGAATTAGAAGAATCACAGGGCCCCTGCTCCTTCCTTAACTCAATACTATATGTCCGCGCGCCTGTTTCCTTATCAGTGCTTTTATGTACTGTGCATTTATCAACAGCTTTCAAATCTTCCGGCGTAATAGTTACTGTACCACCATTTTTATACGCCAAAAATACGCATAATTCAACTACCTCACGTCGCAGATTATCAACACCCAACAAAGCATTTATCGTATGCTGCAACTGCATATTTTCAAATCTTAATTTCTTGACTAATTCCTGTGGCGGTAAATGCAATGTATTACTCACTTTAATATCCCTTCTATAAATTTTTTTATTCTGTCTGTTAATTTGGGCGGTTTAATCTGGTTATGCGTTACTTCTACACCGACAACTCCACCGCTATTAAACGAAGTAAGAACCTTCCCTGCAAAATCAGGATTATCAATAACGCAAGTAAGCATCGTCGTTATAGGCCATTTTAATTTATCTTGCAACTCTTTGGTTTGGGTCATTTAACCTGTTTCTCCAACCGTCTGACTACACTTTTTGAAGGAGCGTTTTGTATTAAATATTCCTTTGCATTTAATTTAGCTAGTTCTTTTCTGAATTTTGAATTATCAAAATCATAGCTAGTTACTTTTTTTACCTTGCCATCTCTTCTGTCTACTTGTAATAAATCACCTATGATACATTTTTCGCCAACAAAAAAAGAATTAACCTTATCATTATTTGTTACATGAACTCCATTATCTATAATAAGTTCCCCCTCTTCAAAATCTTCTAATGCCTGTATCAAAATTGGTATACCAATACAATGCTCTATTAGTTCGATCATCTCATTTATCAGCGTTTCAGAAAATACAATATATCTTGACCCTTCAGGATAGTCTTTCTGTGTGCCGTGTCTTTTAGCTTCTTTTAATATTTTTAAAATTTTATCCATAGCGCCTTTCTTTTAATCAGAATGACACAAATATGTAAAAGTATAATCACAATCTTTACACGTTAATCTATGCATTGCGTATTTATTTTTAATTGGCTCATTTGTTAGAATATGACCCTTTATTTTACATTCTATAATTTTATCCGGTTCTATATCCCAAAACTCACTTCTACCAAAATCTTTCATCCATAACACCTTTCCAAATACGCCTTATATTTACGATAGCGTAGGTTGTGTGTGTGGCGGATTGAGGGACCTCTTCTTTCTTCTCTTTCTTTAAACCCTTTAACCTTAAACAATAACCCGCCTTCTCCGGGTTCTGCGTTTGGAAACATTCTATTGAAGGCCTCCATTTCCAATACCTGTAATTCATGCAATTTATCACGGCTTATTAGCATTTATTTCCCCACCTTCTTCGCCTGCTCTTTCATGCCCAAAAAAGAAAACAATTTTTTGCCTTGATATAGCCCTGCCTCATAATCAATTAATCTCTGCGGGGTTGTATGATTACGGGATAAAATATTATTAGCTAGTTTCTCTAACTCCTCCGCCTGCACCTTTTTCAATACATCGGCTTCAGGATAATGCGATAAGGTGATTATTGCTTCGGACTCTTCTTTGGTCATACCTGATCCACAGCCAAAATATCATCAAATCTTATAATCAAGTGAGGGACCTCATCAATTTCAAATAGCTGACCGGCATACCTGCCAAAACACACCGTATCACCTATCTTGAAATTGACTAATCCCTTGCCTATAGCCACTATAGCGCCAAACATACTCTTTTCTCTTGCTCCGTCCGGCATGATTATGCCGCCTTTTGATTTCTCGGGAACAACATTCTGCCTAACCAAAAGTCTGTCTCCAATTGGTCTTATTGTCATTTCTTCATCCTCATTCGTCCCTGGCTATTGATGCATTAGCCCAAAAAATTGATGTTTCAAGCTGAGTGAAGGCAACAGATTTTTCTCTACTGTCAGGACAAACCTTATTAATTAATTCTGCAAATTCTTTTGCTTTTGATCTTAATGCTTGATATTTTTCCTGTTGACCTTCTTTTGGCGCATGATAAATAAAATTATTGTCTATTACTTTTTGTGGTGTCATTTTTTACCTTTCTTCTTCTCAATCTTCTTCATAGCACCGTAAACATAAGCAAGTTTCCGTTTACCTTTTAATCCTTGCTTTGCTGCCTCTTTAGCTAATTTATTGTGCAGAGCTTTTGGCATCTTCAAACCATTCCTCTAATTCTGTGTCGTCTTTTTCGTAACTACAAAGCACTGTTCCTATACCGTCTTTTGTAAAACCGAAATCATATCTTATATGCTCTTTGTCGTGCATCTCTATTATACGATTAGAACAATCTTCAAAAATTGTACCTGCTTTAATAATAATATCCTTCTTTAATCGTTTTTTTAGCATTTACGTCTTATCCTTTAACGTCTTTAAATGTAATTCAGCTTCTAATAATAACTTCTTTAACTTTTCAGCCTTATACTCTCTAGCACGATCACTTAGCGCTATTGTTCCATCAAGCCAGCCTAATGCGCCAAACATCTCATCTATAATCATTTCCATTATTTCATAAGTGCTATAATCCATTTACATATTTTCCTCAAAAAATTTATCAAGAATATCAAAGAGGTTCTTTTCACTTATACTCTGGCCTTCGCCATCTTTTTTTTCTATCCAATAATCCCAATTATTTCTTACATCGAGAATATCACCCGTTGTAATCTTGTACGATTTATCTTTGTCTTTTACTGTCAGTTCAAAAGCCATTTATCACTCTAATAAAATGATCCCTTGGAAGACCTATCCATTTTCTCACTGTCGATATTAATAAGATAAGTCCTCCGCGGGATATAAATTAAGCCAGGTCATTGGCTGTAAGCCTAGAACTCCGCATTGGCCCGGCTGTTAATGTCTCTCATAGCTTTTGTCTCATCTTCGGTTAATTCCATTGTTTTTTTACTTTCGATAAAATCATTATCTTCCATACAAGGACGCCCACATACAGCACACCTTAACATGTAACTTATTTTATGAGTAAAGCCATTTACAAGCTTTCCCTTAATCTTTAAATACTGTATTTCAGTCTTACCGTCGTAAAACTCTGTGCTTCCACAAGCCGAACATGCCCGAAGATGAGCTTTCATATCATACTTTCATAAAATCTTTGTTGCGCTTTATTAAGAAAAATATACTCAGACAGTTTTATCTTTACCTGTGGTTCTAATTGTAACTTCCCGCCATTCTTGCTCATTACTTTAAGACCGTTATAGGCCTTTTCCAGGACCTCCACCGATAATGGTTTACCTGATGTATTGGTATATTTCAAAACTCAAGCCCTATCTTTATCCCGTAAACCTTCTGGTCTTCTATATCAGCTAAATGATTATGCCGCCATACGTTACATATCTTTAGGTTTGAGGATACTTTCTCACCCTCAGTTAATTTCGCCTTTACACCTGCATCAACTATACTCTCATAGTCATAAAAAGCCCTTCTCATATTAAAGTCGATCTCCGCCTCACCGTATGCTGAAAAAATATCATTGATCGGGTAAATAATCCCTCCGGATAAATTCAGAATGGTATTGCGCTCATAGGTATTATCATCAAAATATTTTGTATTTAAAAAAAGTCCGGCCTGAATATTATAGTCTAAAAAATCCTCTTGGTTTGGATCTTGTAACCCAGGAAAATACCCGCCACCCATTCCGAAGGAAGTAGAACTCCTTATTTCATAGCCGGTATTGGTTTTATATTTCATAGCCGCATAAGTATATACCTGCTTACTTAATAGAATATTGTATTGAATCCCGGTATAAACGTCCAGTTTGTCAAGCTTCTCGGCTGTCTGCACCTTATTTAATTCAAAATCCAATTCTATCTTTATATTTTCCCGATGCACCTGGAAGTCAGCATCAACACTTAAATCTTCAATACCCGTTTCAGATGCTTTCTGCACCATAAAGTCTATGACACCCTTGGTTTGAGCGTAGGTCATACAAACCAATAATACACACACTGTAAAAAATACGGTTAATGTGATGATAAAGCCTTTGGTTAACGCTTTTAGATTGCTATTCATTGTTTTTATTATCCTTTCTTATATGATGGTTATTCTTTTAAAGTTCTAATCTGTTTAATATATCCGCTTGTATATCCGTTATATTATTTACCTGATTTGCTAAAGTCCTGAGTTTAGCTCCCAGAGGGGTACAAGTATTCGTGGAAAGTTTATCCGCAGAAGGTTCTAGTGGGTCAGATCGCAAAACAACAGATAGCTTGTCTCGTAACGTCTCACTCATACCGACCATTTGTTCAATATTCCCTTTTAATTGATCTACCTCTCTTTCTATTTCATACAAGTTTTTTGGTGGCGCACACTGATCTTGCATTTCATTCCTTTCCTATACAATAAATTTTATCCGGTTTCTGTGTACCGGGTTCGGCAGATCCCTTACCTGCCAACCTCACAGCGTTATACACCCACCATGCTCTTATTTTATTCATGCCATCTTGTATACATACCCTCCTTAATAATCTGTCTGATATTTTCCTGAACGATACAGGTAATATATACATTCTGATTAGCTGATACAACGCATCATGAATTAATGCTCCTCGCATGAACGTTTTTGTATCGGGAGTGGGGCCACTAGGCCCATCCCACCTATAACCAATTTTTATGGTCAACTCACCGTCAGGGAACAGCAATATATATTCTGTTGTAGCTCTACGGCCTTTTATGCCGGTATTATACTTGAATGGCTTAGCCAGCTTATATTTATATTTGTGCAGCTTTGTGTAGTATAAGGGAATCATGTAAAATACTGTCCTCCTGTTCCGTATATCAAAAAAGGTCCCATACCTGATGGATACCTGATGGATAATATGGTTTAGGTGTAGGTGTAGGCATTATCCTATATCTTTCCATTTCATTTGGCCATATATAAGGCAGGTGTGGTGGCACACTTGGTTTTATTTTTATTTCCTCAACTATAGGCAAATCAGCCGAACAATCACATTTATCTATATACGGCGCATGTATCGTCTTACATCTTGGACATATCCAGCCTTCTTTCATACAATTATCCCCTGAAAACCTTTCCAATTACAAAAAACCTCTAATTCCCTTACTCTTGACCCTTGTTGATACATTACTAACTGTCTTGCAAAATTTACTACGGCCAATACTTTCCTGCATATTTGAAAACCTTTATCACGAAAAACCTTCTTTCTTATTTTTTTAGTCGTAGTTTCTATAAACTCATAAGTTAAATATTCTGTCCTGCTTTGTGCCCACAAATAAGCCTCTCTCTTCCGCTTCCAGCGCTTGCTATGCTTCTTGTATGGTAAGGCGCTATGTTTTTGGGGTTTGGTCATGATAATCTAGCTCCATATAAATCTAATCCATACCCTCTTGGATATCCTTCAGCTATCTTAGAAATAACATATTTATACTCTTTGGGCTGAGGTGGTTCTTTTAATAATGGTGGATTTTTTAAAAAATTCTTTCCATGTCCTTCATATTTATAAAATGATATACTCCCTTTCTCATAGGGAAGAGACATTAATTTATTTTTTTCTGGACCATCAAGAAAAAATACCGATTTACTCACAATCCTTCACCTTCGTAACAAATCCATGCTCATTAACCGTAATTCTTGTTTCCCATTTACACATAGGACACCTAATCACCAAATGATGATTACTTATATATAGCATTAAATTAGTGCATATATCTAAATTACCTTTACACCCTTCACAGATTAATTCTACCATTATGATGTCTCACACTTCACATACCCATATTCATAACTCGTACTTGCAACTTCTTTATTTTTAAACAATTTCTCGTCCATATTATCAATCCATTTAAACATCTCTTTTTCTGTTAATATAGGACCTTTTAATACTTCCTTTTTACCGTTTTTATATTTAATCAATACTGTAGGTTTATATTTTCGCTGAAATATTGACACAACAATAACAATAAGAGATATAATTACAACTACAATATCCATTAATATATTCACCCTATCTCCCCCATCCCCGGCATCTGCATATTAAGGCCTGTCATATTACCTTGCGGTGACACCATGGCCGGCCCCCCCTGATTTTGAGACTGCCCGCCTTGTCCCGCTCCTTTGCCCCCTTGCTGCCCTGCCATCTGTGCCATCATTAACTGTTGCTGCAATTTAGCTTGCTGCGCTTGTATGTGCAAATTATTATGCGCCTGTATTCTCATTACTACTTGAGCGAAGACTTCAGGTTGTATCTGTTGCGCATTATTCACCGGAAATACCTGATGTATCTGTATATGCTGTGCATCATCATCCAAAGGCGAAGGAACAACCTCTTCCCCTTGCACCATAAGATAATTCTCTTCTTCCGGATCGTGCGGAGGTTCAGGTTGCGGAGGTTCAGTTAAATAATCTTTGGCTCCCTTACTGAATGACTCAGCATAGTCTTTAGCCATCTCATACATATTCCTCGGTTGCACTATGCCGGCCTGGATCATTAACGGATTATTGGCCAAGTTCATAAATACCTCCGTGATCGCCGTTTGCATATACTCTTTAGAAAGTTCTTCGGCAGTCACATCAATATTTATATCCGGATTCTTGATTATGTCTCGTCTGGAAAATGTCTGCACTTCTGTGCTACCCTTTGTCCGATATTCCATATCGTCAGGCATATAAGCGACTATATTCATCCAAATCATCTTATGAACTTGCTTTATTGCATCAAGAACATTCTTAAAAATAATAGAAAGATTCTGATAATTCTCGCTTAATGCCTTCATGAATGCCGTAGCCGTCTTCAACCCTCCTTGCTGCCCCTGCAGTGGCTCAGAAACCATAGATTGTTTCTGAAATTGCTCCATATAATGTTTCAACATCTCAAACAGAGCCCTGAGATCCGCATTAATCGGTATGGTCACAGGCGGATTACCACTACCACCAGGGTAGGGAAGATATTGCCCTATCTTTGTAGTAATTTTTTCGTTTGTGCCGCCTACCGGGTCATACCAACCGGGTGGGTTGGCCATATATGCGGCTGTCTCTAATATCTGATTCCTTAGATCGTCTATCAATAACTGAAGAGAACGCATTTTCTCAGGTAAGCCAATACCGAACAGCCGATATTTTCTTGGCAACCACTTACCACAAGTTATGGGACGCTTACCATGCCGGTACTTATCTGATAAATACCTTTTCTCTATCACTACTCTACATTTAGAAACTATAGTAAATATGCACTGTTCAAGTTTACCATTACCCTCCACATCAAACAAATAATACCCGGTTAAGCAGGTTACAGGCTTATAATTTTCAGGGTGCATTGACTCTTCAGTGCCTTCAACGGTTTTTTCCTTCTGCTCTACAGAAGAATAAGTATACTTTTTCTGATGATCGGTATTCTTTTTAATGATGTCCATATCTTCAGGAGAAATATGATATTCGCCTTTTTCATTGCCGGCAATCAATTCAGATATGGTTGTCTCAAACTCGACTATCACATGATCACAGCGTTGCAGGTCTTTGGCGTCGGCAGGATGGAAGACACGATCATAGTTGAGATTATCAATTACTACTCCATCATACTCGACTTGCGGCATTTCTACCTTAGCAATTAATATGCCGTTACTCTCATCTACACTGAAATCTATTATGCATACCTTTATGTCCCACTGCTTATTCGGATCGGTAGGGTTATCAATATGCTGTTCATAGATTATCTCAAGACGGTCTTCACCGATTTCTTTTATTTTGCCTGTAGGCTCTTGAATCCGATATTTATCAGATGAGAATATTTCCCGAACTATCGTCTCTTGTGTTATATATTCGCCTGTCTCCTGGCTGACTAACTGTTCTTGGCCTTGTTCGTCAATCATTATTTCAACAGGATATGGACGTATATCTATATCTTTAGTTTCTCTCCTTTCCCAATTAATCTGAGCTATTCCAAAGCCATAATCCTTAATGGTAGTGATATATTCAACGATGAAATTATGGAATCCATCCAGGTAATCATTGACGTAATACCGATAGAATTCCTCATTCTTCTCAGCTTTCTCTGCGTCGTTCTTTTCAGTCGGCATAAAAGAGACAGGTTTTTGAATAATAGATAATACCCGACTGATTAATATATCACCTGATGAGTTGGTTTCAGTGCCTTTTGTATTGAATTTTCTCTCTGAAGTTTTTTTTTCTAAAGCTTCATTCTGTTCGTCCCACTTCAAACGATTGGCTCGGTATGTGCCAGAATCTTGCTCATCTTTTGCCTGATCGTTGATGATGCGATTAAGGATGATTTGATTTTCTATGTTTAAATGCTTTTGGCGTTTCATTTATAGTTTCTTCTCATCGATCATATAACCACTATAATATTCTGTTTTATGCTCTGAACATACCACTGTAGCAATATTATCAAACTCTATAATCCGCCAATTTTCGGCCTTTATCATTTCTTTTATTTTTGGCTGATCGTCACCATAACAAATATGAGTAGAGATCTGCTTTTTTGCTCCACAAACATCACAGATAACGTCTATCACTTGCTTACATTCGATCATTTTATCCGAATATCCTTTTAACAATCACATTTATCCTCTCCTCTCTCTGTACTTACCTGTATCACCTGGCTATATGCTGACTTTCTCGGTGTCCTCAAATCGGCCTGTATTGCCAATGCAGCCTCAATAACCGTATCATCGAAACAGCCTTCTTGAGCGTTGGTTGTGCCGTCTGCGGCTACTATATAGGTCTTAAGTTCGTTTGCCATTACCGTAGACCTTACGAAAATTGTTCGTTCTCTTATAGCTGCGGCAAGCTCAGTGATCATCAGCTTTTTTGTGCCCGATATGCCTGGCCCGGTATACCAGCCGAGCTTTTTGCTAACTTTCTTAGCCTTTTCGTCGTATGTTTCACGAACATATATGCCTATCCTATGCTTCAGATGATCGATGGTCGTCAATCCATAACTATTAGCCTCTGGAAATACCATCTTAATACCATAAGCTAAGGCCCCATGATAGGCTTCATCAGCCAGTAAATCAGGCGCCATACGTGATCTGAACTCAGCTACCTGCTCAAGCCTTACCTGTGGGAAGTCTTTCAGCTCTCCCGGCTGTCTACGTCTAAAGATACCTATTGTGCCATAATCACCCTTCTTGCCGTCCACATTCCCTTCAATCTCTTTCTGCCCCGGTGGATCGACAGTCAGCACATAGTCAACAGGATGTATTGGGTTGCGCTCAGTGGGTGGGAACTCCCATATTTTCCATTCTCCGTTTCGCTGCTCGAAGAAATTAATTAACTTGGAATTGTCTTTCTGTGGTTCAAGGATGCCGATCTTATAAGATTGGGTGAGGGTATAATTGTATATCTCTTTGCAGCGTTTAGGATCAAAGGCCATACGTCCACTAGCCAGAAATGCCTCATCGACTGTGGTCGGCATCATCTCATGAAGCCTATCAATGTCTCGCTTATAGTCGTTCTCTAATACCCATCGACGATAATTGAGGTTCTTGAGAGACGTGTATCTTGGACCGTCGATAGTCGAATATTGCAGTTTTAACAATGCCTGCTCTTCATCGTCAAGGGAATTGATTAACGATTGGCGCTGCTCCTGATTCTCAAATGGCTTGCTATATTCTTCATGTTCCATGAACGGTACAAAAAATAGCAACCACTCCCCCCTATAGCTTGAGTAATCGCCATCCTTGAACCGTTCGCTATTCTCTTCGGCCTGCATACATAATGAATGAAAATAGTCTCCGATTCCGTTAGCTGTGGACTCCATCACAATAATCGATCCCGGAGCTTTCGAGACTGCGGGTAGGAGTCCGCCGAAGAGCTCATCGGTATAATGGAACTTAGAGACCTCTGAGCAGTGCAAATAATGAAGCGTGTACTTCTGGCCGGCATCCTTATTCTCAGAAGATTCAATGAATATCACCGATCGAGTATCACGAAAAGCCAATTCAAGCTTATTATTATGAACTGTTGATATCGCAAGATGGGGATAGTCATCCTCGACGGATTTCTGAAAATTCTGTGCCATACCAAGAATATATGTCGCTCCTTTTTTCTCATCAGCAATAATCATACTGTTGATATTGGATTGATAGGCTGTGAGAGCATACATAATAGCATCAACAATGGTAGTGCCTCCCCATTGACGAGCTTTGAGAATGACTATACGGATTGGTTGATTGGTTTTTTGAAGTTTTCGGAACAACTGAAGAAATCGACGCTGCGGACGGTTAGGAATGAGCGGGATGAATGTCCCTTTTTCCTCATCACCCGGTTTTATGTCCTTGATCTTAATTCTGAGATATCCCTCCTCGACCAACGTTAGAGGATCAAACTTGATTATAGCCTTCTCGGTAGCCAGACTCTCTTGATATGCTTGGGATATAGAAATAGAACGACAAAAAATAACGATAAATAACAATATAAATGATAATGCTATTAGTTTCATATTATCCTTTTGTGTTAGCTTCAGTCTGTTTTTTGACAAATAGCTTATTAACCCTCTCTGTAGCGGCTTTCTCAGCCTCGGGCGTAATAAAATCATGCTCTAATTTCTTCTTTTCAGCAGGGAAGGCATCACGAAGCTTGAGACCTGTCTCAAGATACTTATGGCGGGTTAAAAAATCGTCGGTTTCTTCTATGCCACCATCCTTGTCCAGATGCGTTCTAGTAGCGGCTAAACCTTCCTCTAATACTTTCAATAACTTAGCTTCAGTAATCCCGGCAGAGTCCATCCTGTCTGCTATAGCGGCCTTTATGTCGGGTTTTGTAATGTTCTCGTTAGCTTGCTGCCGAGCGTTACCCTCAGCATACCCGGCGTTTCGTGCTGCCTCCGCTCCATTGCCGGAATCAATATAATTATCAACAAATCTTTTCTGTCTCTCAGTCATAAACACCAATACCCTATAATTATAATAACTGTAGTCACATCTATAGTCATTTGTCAAGTAAAATATCCATAACCTTACGATAATTATCCATAAGTCTCACAAACAGCGTCCATAGAGACCTGTAATTTCATTATTGATAATTGCGTAAATAACCACGACTAAATTGCATTCGACCAGTTCATAAGCCTAGGTTTTCTAATCCTTATATATATAAGACGTCTCAATTCCGTTACAAAAACCCAGACCTAGCTCCGCATCGGATATGCTAAGTGGTTGTTATTATTGATATGGCATATAACTTGCTATTAGATAATAATGTAATTTGGCAACATAACATTAACCGTATTGGAGGTAATGTAATGATTAAGGACGTATTGAAAATATTTGAGCGGTTAGCGGGCAAACTTCAAAATTTTGCCACGGTATTGGAAAATGATCAATTAGACAGACTAAAGCGTGCAGGATGGAATTGCCAAGGCAATATTGAGGAATGCAAAGTAAAGATCAAACCAGGCAAGAAATACGTAAAAGTAGATGTGGGAACATCAGGGAAATATATGGTTGATGCGGATGGGCAAATATGGGGAATTAAGGCTTATGGTGTAATCCATAGAGGACATTATTATGGCACACTAGACACAATTAATCATTATTACTGGGGAGAATATCATGCTTATAAAAAATGATGAAGTTCAGAACGAAGAGCCAAAAGTCCTTTGGGATACCCCTCAAGTAATTAGAGGATACGATGGACAATATACTTATGTAGGTCCGTTACCTCGGATATTATGTGATATTAACGGATGTGAAATAACGCCGAAAAAATTCAATCGATATTATGAAGCTGTGGATTATGCGCAGAGTCATGGTATCACTGTAAGATAACCAATAACAGCCGCAAGGTGGGAAGGAATAATGAATTATGCCAATGCAGGGAATGATCAGAAAAAACGCAATGGACAAAGCAAGGCGACAATCAGCAACCGAGAAGCTAAAAAAAACCGGAGCAAGAGTATACGTTTTTCGACATGCCATTGAATCAGATCAATATTATACTCAAGGGGAATATTATATTCTGGAGGTTGGAAGGGAAAAATCCTTCAATCTTGGTGGAAAAGATAATGTTTTTCGTTATCTTAACGGGAAAAGAGTATAACCCATCAATAGCTGACCTATCGGCTGGACGGGGAAACGCAAGGCGGGAGCGATCTCGCCGCAAGAGGAGATTTGAGAGATGAGATGCGTAGACGAACAACACAAGATAGGGCTCGCCGTTGATCGAGCACAGGTTGTTAGGGACTATTATCAAGGCGTTGACGCCTGTATAGTTTTTATTGTAAACCTAGATCTTCTTTGGACGATACCCAAAGAAAATCGTCCGAAATTAATCCGGGCCTTGAATATAAAAAAAATTTTTACGGCTTTAAAAACTACCAGAATTATGTTTTCTGTGTGTGTGGATAACATAAATTCATTCGATGATAAATGGATAGCGGTGGAAACGGATGAAGAGTTCCCGGAAAGAGGCACTCTTGAAAAAGAGATGAATAATTTTGTGAGAGAAGAATTGGATTATATAAAGAAAAATAATTAACAGCTAACCAGCGGGAGCGATTCCGCCGCAAGAGGAGATTTTGAGGATGGAAAAATTAATAGGATTTTCAGAAAAAGAGGAAATAACTAATAAGGAAATTATTAAAAAAGAGGAAAAAAGAATAGCAAAAAGAATAGCAAGAGATATTGTTGTTGGAAATAATCCTGCTATCGCTGTCAATAAAAATGAAAAAATAATCAACACTTTTTCTACACTCCAGGAAATAGAAAAGGATGTAGTGAAAAGTGTTGAGATCTTCTGGTGGTCATACAAAATGCGGCTTAATACAGAAAAAGTATATTTAGCTGTTCTTGAAATACTTTTTCCTAATTAACCAATAACCAAGGCGGGAAGGATGAATGATAACCAATAACAGCCGAAAGGCGGGAATAAATGATGATTAAATATATTTTAAAAAGTGGCGATTTATTTTTACATTTTGAGATGGGTGGGATTGTTGAATGGCATAACATTAACCCTAGTTATTTGTGTGCTTTTGATAGTAAGAAAGAAGCGCAAGAGATTATTGACGAATACAGTCTTGATGGAGTTTCTGTTGTTGAAGAACATTTTGCTGAAAATTTTTTTGATTGATAATAACCGGGGAGGCTAACCCCTACCCTAGCCGCAAGAGGAGATTGAGAGATGCCTGCAAAAATAAGACTTGCCAGAACTGATTTTAGATCAAATAAGCAGTTTGACGCATTACTGATGAATTTTACAAGAAATGATGCTCTTATTAAAAACAGCATACGTTTAGACATAGATAAAGTTGAAGTCATTTGGGTAAGAATAGATAAAATTTACTCTTTGGAAGGTAAAGAATTAACTGAAGAACAGGAGACCAACCAATAATCGGGATCGCTCCCGCCGCAAGAGGAGATATTGAAGATGAAAACCGGCTACATAAGAGTAAGGGCCAACAATATCCGTAAGCCGACAATCTTAACAATACCTGTACAGATAGTCGGCACACGCAAGATATTCGGCAGAGTGGATTATCTCGTCACACCTTGTGGTGGTGAAGGTGAGGCGTGGGTAATAAGTAAACGAGTAAAAGAAGAAATTGAGAGATGAAAAAAGGGCATAGTCCTAAAAGAATAGAATTAATTTTAATTGGATACAAATGGATTTGTCCTCGTTGTGGAACGAGAAATGAAGAAGAGGAGGATCAAGGGGAGGTTGAATGTTGTTCTTGTGGATATTTTTTTCAAGTAGACTATTCTAAATTATTCTAAACTATAGACTGCAACAGAAAAAAAGGGGCGTCACAGCCCCTTTTTAAATTCATTTCTCTGCACATTTTTACTATCCGCAATATCATTGACCAAAAAACGGATTAAAGAACCCTTGGATTCAATTTTCACTTTTCTGTCAGGGGATTTCATAATCTGTTGTTCTTGACGATGAAAATATTCCAACATAGATATAAAACCTGTATTTATTTCAATTGTGTCCGTTGCATACGTCCAATCATATAAAACTATCATTTCTTCTGTCATAATTAATTTCTCCTTAAATATTAGAACATTATAATATTACAACATACGATTCTTTTTTAAACAAACATCTGAAAAAAGTAGTTCATTTGTGCTTTTTTCTCAATAATTTTAATAATTTATCTCATTATATTATACTGATTTTTTTTGATTTTTATCTTTTTTTCAAAATTATAATTTATAATATACTAAATTGTAAGAATTTGTCTGTGACATCTCTTTACCGAAAAACCCTTTTGGTGTCACAGCGACCTTTAGCGACTTCAATAATTTATATCTACCTTGTGACACCTTCCAGGTAGTGGTGTCACAGCCTTATTATTTGTTTTAATTGAAATAAAAGTCATTTTGTGACACTACAGCCCATTTATTTGCGTATTTTCATAAATAAAATAATATTTTATTTAAAAAAATTGCGAGATATGCCGTCACACTGTCACAAAACAATACTTATATTTTAAAAAACAAATAATAACCTTGTGACACTATAAAATTAAGTGTCACAGAAATATAGATAACTAATTGATAAAAATAAATAATGCTCTGTGACACCAAAAGTCAAAAAACACTATAGTACCCCAGGAGTTTTTTGAGGTGTCACAAAATTATATTTTTGAATTTATCGAACTCACAGATCCAAACCCGTAATTGTTTTTTTTCTGTCCGGATAACTTTTTTTGTGAATCCGAAAAATATCAATGCGTCAACAATCTCTGCCTGGCTTATTTTCTTGGAGATATTGTCCACCTGCTGGATGATTGTATACATGCTGACGTAAATATATCCTTCGTGCACAACAATCGATTTTTCGACCATTTCAAGGGCGCTATGAGTAATATCATCAATCCGTCGTTCTATCACGTGTCTTATAATAGAATAGGCGCTATACTCTAATGGCTTTTCAATATGCTCTGCCTCAGCGAAAACTTTTTGCATTATCGGCGCTATAACTTTTTCAGTTACCGGCATTAAATATTCTCCACTCGCATTAAAGACAGAGCTTCTTAATAATCTGTATGAAATAGCTTCTTTGCCGGTGATGACACATTTTTTCCCCTTGTCAAAATAAAAAATAGCGTCCCCGTGACCATCTACAGCATCTCTGATTACGACTTTTTCAAAGGAGAAATCAGCGCAGGCTTTCAAACACGTAATTCCCTCCCGGCCCGATATGCTGTCTGCAACTTTTCTTAATTCTGCGTCAGTCAATGGAGGAATATTTCTTTGATTCCACCCATATAGGCGATCAAAAGCCGCCTGCTTATTTTTCCATATAAGCAGCCACCACCCAAAAAGCCTGGCGGCTGCCGCATTTCTTCCGCCCTCACATACGCCGGCTAATAATTTATTTTGCCAGTCGGGTTCGTTTTTTTGTTCCTTTATTGTTTTCTTGCCTGAATCAATAAGGAACTGCAGTAGCTCTTTCGGCGCTTGAAGGAGATCATTAAGACCCATTTCAACGGGGTCAATAATCCATTTATATTGATTTTTGGTAATTGATGGAGGAACAACTACGTACCCGCCTTCTGCCCTGATATCGACCCCGGAACCTTCGCCGAATAAATCCGTTGCGTTTTTTATATGCATACCTTCCGGCCGGATATAAAAATCCTGCTCTCTGTCAGGACCGCCACCGGTCTTTTGTCTGATGGTATTAATCCGGTCTCCTATGATCCTCTGATATATTCCTTGTGCTTTCAGGCCGTCGTAGTCTGTAACCAAGAGCTTAGATAATTTGCCTGTAACGACAGCGATATTCTTATGCCGATCAGTAAACCAATATCTGATCCTTTCTTCGCTCGGCAATTCTTTTTGATACGGCGTCCAGGTCTTAATTGTCGGATGTTTGCCGCGGTTCTTCGAATCGCACTTATCGCCTTTGCCACAAGAGCAATACCCGTCCGCCATAATATGATGCAGGGGAATAACCGGCCACCCGAGGGCTCTGTAAGCTATTGCATAATCTACTAAATCCATAATCTCCCCCCTTTAACCTGAAATAAGATTTTTTATTTTTTTAGTCGAATTAATATTTTTTCTTTTATTTTTTGATAATATTGTTTGGCATATTCAGCCCATTCATTAATATTTTTTCATACTTTAATATATTCATATTCTTTCTGTTTTTTCGTCGATACTCTGATATTTTTTCTTTATTTTTTTGATAATACTCTTTGCTGTAAATACGCATTTGCTCTTTTATTTCTTCATATGTTTTACGAGGTTTTCTTGCTTCTCTAGGTTTTCTAGGAGGCCGATGTTTTAAATCATATTCTTTTTGATATTTTAATCTTGCTTCTCTATGTTTTTTATAATCTTCTCTATGTGCTTTATTTGCCTTTTCTTTCTGTGCTTTATTTGTTTTTTCTTTCCGGCATTTCCAGCAGTTTTTCGGGAGCCTCTTTGCTGTTGTGATAAATTTTTTTTTACATATAGTGCATATTATAAGTTGTCTCATCATCTCCTCCCCATAATCCCGACCGTGTTTTTCGACCTGGTTATGGCCACATACATAATCCGGAGTTCATCATCCCGGACGCTTTGATCCTGCGCTTCGGCCTGTAAAATCCTGCGGGTCTTAATGGGATCGATCCACACGTTGTCGGCTTCACCGCCCTTAACACTGTGGATGGTGCCCAGGATAACGGCCTCTTGGTCCAATTTGTCCATATCAGCCAAAATTTTGGCGTATTTTCCGCTTAATGTCTTGAAGCTTATGATCTCATCAAGAGACTTATTAAACGCTAAAAAATTATCAGTGAACCCCCAGGAGGCATAATCAAAGATATCTATTTTTTTTGTTTTTGAAACAATTTTAGCTTCGATGATTTTTTTCTCCCCTCTCTTAATGTTCCCCTCAGCACGGATTTTTATGGCCATTTTCTTTAGATCTGGCTCAAAGACATCCTCACCATGCGCCAATTTTAAATAAGTCTTAATCGCCGAAAATTCACTTGTTTTTTCGATGTTCAATATTTTATCTTCCGGTCTCCAAGGATTTTCCCAGAGCATATATTCAGACTCCAATCTTCGCCGCCAGTGTTCAACCCTGAAATTGCAGCGGGCAATGATCATATGCTTACCCGGGAGGGAAAAATCCGGTTCATTGCAGTATATTACTTGCCCTTCGCCGTTTGTGTTGCATGGACGGTACTCAATTTTTTCCCTGTCGTATATTTGAGACAAAATGTCCATAGCTTTTTTATGGACGGTGGGCGGGACCCGGTAACTTTGAGTTAGAACATCCCCCCATTTATAGGATATATTGCGAAAATTTTCGGGTTCCGCCCCTGCAAATCTGTAAATGCACTGATCGGCATCACCGACTAAGCAGCATACCTCTACAGACTTGGCCCACATCATTATCACTTCAAGCTGGAGTTTTGTTAAATCCTGCGCTTCATCGACAAACAGAACTTTGACAGGAGGACACCTGCCGATGAGCAGGATTTGCTCTAACATGCCAGTAAAATCGATATAACCCATCTCGGTACACCAATTTTTCCAGCATTTCCAAAAGTCCAGCACATATGCCGGCCAGGACCCCTCCGGGGTCATCTTATTACGGCATATTTGTATCGCCTGCCAGATCTCTTCATTAGTGTCAATCAATTCATTTTTTGTCTGGTCTTCATCAAGAGAAGTTGTTTTCAGCATGTACTGCGGAAATTCCTTATTCCACTCCCGGAGATTTTTATCCGCTACCTGTTCCTTATCCAGAGAGAGCAGGTTGAAACACATACCATGCTCAGTTTTTACCCACTTAATAACTTTAGGGTCTACATCAGACGATTGAATAATTCGATCGATCATTGTATTCACTGCTGTATTGGTGTGGCTGACCGCTCCGATATGCTCGGGGGAATACTTATCACAGGCCGAAGCAATTAGCTCTAATATTTTGTAGGTTTTGCCGGTCCCTGGCGGGCCGACGATACGGTATATGTTCAAAGCTTATCCCACGTTTGATAATCCGCTTCAGTCATATGGTCATTTTCGCCAAGGAGTTTTTTGGCAGAATTTTGTTTTTTTACTTGAGGACGTTCACCTACATACTTTTTATACAGTTTGTTTGCGAATTCAAATATTCTTCTTTCCGATTCTTTGTCTTCGTTAAAAAGACCAATAATATGAGAAATAGCGTCTAAATGTTCAGAGGGAAAATCTTCTTCAACAAGATAATTTATAATCCAGATCAATTTTCTTTGTCGTCTTTGATCTTGAAACTTTTTATCCATACCTGAATATTCTCCTGCAGGAAAAGCTCCCAACCCGTCTTATCAACATCAGGCAATAACCGGCCGGTGAGACCTAAAATCTTTTTACGGAACACTCCGTAGCCGAGGATGTCTTTGGCTTTAAGGGGGGGAATGTTTTCAATAACTTTATTGAACAAAATTTCAAAATTTCCCTCATCATCCTTTGGTCCTAAATTGAACTGTATTTGAATCAATCCAAGTTGTTCTTTAATCTGCTTACCTGAATCCAGGTTCTCACCCCTAAGCCTGGTAATCGTTCCCATCAGCTTTGCGTTTTCTTCCTTCATGGCTTCGATCTCTGAATTAATACTGTCTAAAATATTCTTTGTATCCTCATTGTCTAAAGTATTATCACTTTGGGGTACTTCTGTTCTATTATTTTCCGGATGAAGATCATCAGGATCGGCAGAGCCAAACGGTCTGGTTCCCATAATAAAATTTCCCCTCTTATTAAACATAATAAAATTTCCCCTCTTATTAAATTAGGTTAAAATATTATATATGGAACTGGCCAAAAAAAGCGTTACTACATGCTGTGGTTTGGCAGGGCAGGGGATTTGCACCCCCCAGTTTGCCCGTATGACCATGTCAATTCATGGATCACCATTTTTCAGGAGCCACTTCCGCAACAGGACCTCCGGCACGTTACCGGCTTTGCGTTACCTTTTGCGCCACCCTGCCATGTGATTTACTTAGCTTCGATAATCTGACTTGCTTCATAATCTGCGGTAAAGAGAAGAGTTACTAAAGGGTACTTATTGGTTGCCGTCCTAAAGGGAAATCCGGAAGGATAATTAAAATGTATCCCCGGGTCAAAACTTACCATATGCCAACGAATAGCCAACTTCTCTTCTTCAGTCAAACTTATATAATCTTGCAGGATGGACACCGATTTTTCACCATGCCCTATAGGGAATTGATCATTGACCTTATAGACTTCTTTTGTGATCCATCGGCCATCTTCTTTGACGTTTTTTGTTCCCTTGGCATAGAAATTAACTTTGCACAGATCATGACCGAGAGCGCATATAATCATCGTGTCATTAGATACACCTCCACAATTGTATCTCTGTGTCTTCTCTTTCAGCAGATTAAAAACATTCAGAGAATGTTCGGCTAACCCGCCCGGATAACAGAGATGATATTCAGTGGAGCAAGGAGCTTCAAAGAAATCGGAATCTTCAAGAAATGCATAAAGATCGCTAACTCCCATACGTTCAACAGTATCCCATAATTTTTGTATTTCATTTTTGATTTGTTCTCTATTCATTACTGTCTCCTGTAATGTTTGGGATGTAATCATCGAAAGTTATATCCTGTTCATGGATAATAGTTTCAAATTGATCGGCTACCTGAAGGCGCTTACGGCATGCCTCAATATCTTGTTCGATACTCGTCGTAGCTATCTTCAGAATTGAATATACCGCTTTCCCTTTAGTTTCCCTATCCAAAGTCAACTTCACATTCCCCGCCTGATACGGCCAACCTGCGCCCATTATGTCTGTAGAAAAATCGCTGAAGGCTGGAATACTTTTCGGCGGGCAGGATAACTGCAAAGGAAGCTGAAAATCACCAACCATCAAAAATAAACGCCGCATATTTTTACACATTTTAAACCAATTTTCCTCTTCATCTTTCTGAAACTGATTCATCGGGCATAAAGCACAGCCCTTTTCACACTGAATTTTTTGACTTGTGATTGCCGGCTTGATACTATCGTAAGACTTGCATAGAGGAGGAGAAATTTCGTCCTCATTTTCCCTTTTTTCCCAATATGCATTACATTTGTACTGATCGATAATGCATCCGCGAATCTCTTTTACTGCCAGCTCCCCCGGCATTTGGAACATTTGCGCCTCATGAATAATTTTAATCTTAGGAAGCTGTTCAATTGCCGGCGCTTTATCCTTGAATAAATCAAGAATTGCTTTCTTCGCTTCCGGTACAGATAAAGCTTGTTGCGGTTGCTTTACTATTTCCTGATTCCCTTGTATTGCTGCCGCTAATTGATCTTTTGCCTCTTGTGGTAATGTTTGTGCTAATGCTTTTTCATTTGTTGTTCTTTGATGAAGAGGTTGACCCTCGGGGGGTTGTGGACTCGCTAACTGACCTTTTAGAGGTTGACCCCCGGATGGTTGTGAACTCGCTGACTGCTCTTTTGCTTCTTCCGCTAATGCTGTATTACACATAATTATTTCTCCTTTTTTTTGGGTAGGCTCATTGAACCTGCCGCATTGGTTACATTTGACACATATTTCCCCATAAGTATCAGAATTAGAGCATCCCGGTGCAGGGGCATAATCTATATGGGCTATTATTGGCTCATTCATGATGTTATTCCTCTATACAATGAAACTTTACGTTTCATCAATTTTATTAATAGTCTGTCCTTTACTCCTTGTGGTAAACATTTTTGAAGAATATCTTCTAATCTTTCAGCTTCTTTCTCATAAAGCTCTTCAGCATTTTTGAAACAGTCTTTTCCTTTAAATTCAGGAAGTCTATCTGTAATATGTATATATACATCAGGAATTTCTTCCTTTTCTAAAAGATCAGCTTTGAAAAGATCAACAATAATAGTATTCATTACCCCATTACACCATTTTCAATAAAAAACATTCCGTCCTCTGCGACCTCAGCCACCTGGCAGCGTAAGAACTGGAACCCGTATTTTTTGACTAATTTATCTAAAACTGCTGTGTTTTCTTCATCAATTTGTGTTTCACTGAACGAAAGAACAACCTTAAGCTTCGGGTTCTGCGCTCTTAATATTTCAAATGCGGCAAAAAGTTGAGTTTTGCCGCCATGGGACCGGAGGGGAATATCTATACCGTCTTTATTTTTCATGGTTACTTTTCCGTCAGCGAAGGACATTCCCTCGCAGGGAAATTTTGTTTGAGAGAGGAGTTCTCTTTTGTACTCGGTAATTTTCTGCATTTTCAGAGTAAAATCAATGCTTCCTTTGGAAAGTTTATCGACTTCAGCTTCTTTGATCTTTTTATCTTCCACCTTCGCGGCCCAGACGTTTGTCTCGTCGGCTTTGGAAATCCTGGAGTCGATCTCGGTGTAATCAACGGGGATAAGAGCATCAACAGTTTTTTGTTGAAAATCGATATCGCTGTTGATATTTTTAATTTGTTTTTTCAGATTCTCACGTCCAACGTTCCCGGCATTAATCTGGATTATTTTTTCTTCTTTGAGCATATTGATTTGCTTATGTAGAACTGCTATCTGATTGTCTATGGTGTCGATATTTGTTACCTGTTGTTTTGTGCAATTTTCAAACTCACGAAGCTTATCATCCTTATCAACCTTCAAATCAATAAGTTTTATATGTTTTGCATCATTAATTTCCTTCTTTTCATCTAATATCTGCTTTTCAGCCAGCAACTCTACAAGTTTTACGGCTTTTGTATCTTTGCGGTCTTCCGGGATCACAATGTCAGCAAAAACAGCCTTAGCTCGTTCAAGATACCGGTTCGTCTCCTGCCTGCATACATATAGCTTATTTGATAGTTGATCCATACAGTCCAGATCACTGTCCGGCCAGATCCAGGCATTTCTTTCAGGGTCAAGTCCTGCAATCTCAGCCAGTTTTTGTCGATCGAGCGAAATTTTTACTACTGTTAAAGCCGCCGCCATCTGGTCTTTGTCATCCAGTTTTATAAAAGCCCACGGATCAAATGATCCCAAATCAGCAATAAAACTATTCAATACATCCTTTGGAGGTATTTTTCCTTTGAAATCATTTCCTACATATTCACAAACGACGGAGCCAACTCCTTTTACCAATACATCTACGTTGTTTTTATCCTTCGATATACTATCAGGCGTAAATCTGCGGGAAAGTTTATATTTGTGGATTTCAGGCGTCGGATTATCTTGCACCTCTAAACCGTTGCCGGAATCTCCCAGCCAGGCAATGACTTCACCTGATTTTTCGCCGTTTTTCAGAGGGTTTTCTCCTTTTCTTGGAAAGGGTTGTAATAATATTGCAATAGCTTGTAAGGCAGTAGTTTTACCTACATCGTTCTTCCCGGAAATGGTATAGACCCCCGGGCCATTGAAAATCAGCTCAATGTTTTTGATTGGCCCGACATTAATAATTTTAGTTTTCTGTAATAATAGTGATGACATTTTATTTTCCTTTCTTATTTTTAAAATGATTTTTGAAAATTATCCATCCTTCTGCTATCCATATGCCGAAAATAACACCTCCTATGGCTTCATAAACAGCTTGGATCATCTCTCACTCATTTCCTTCATTTTTTCCAAATAATTTTATATCGTTTAATAATTGTATCTTCTAAGATAGCGGTACAACCATCACAGATACCGCTTAATTCATTTATGTCTCCGATTAATAAAACGTCTCCCGATTTTAATTCAATTAAAGTCCCTGCTTTATTTAGCTGTTGTTTACAAAATGAATCTTTTTCGCTGTATTCTCTTCCCCATGGAAGATTTATTTCAGTCCAGTTATGGATTATCATATCCCCCTCATCTCCTTCATTTTGCCTTTCTTTTTAGCTGAAATACTTGTTATTCCTATTTGCTTCTTCTCGGTGATAGAAAAGGCAATTTGTTTCCCTTTTAACGGCCCGTCAGCATAAACCCATACCTTTTCACCGTCGATTTCTTCTTTGATTGCTTCGCCTGTTTCAACCATTTGACGGAAATCGGCGCCAATAGTCTGAGCGTTCGTCTTCTCTTCAATAAAAGCCTCTTTACCTGTTTTCCTTAACTGTTCGTGCCCCTCTTCTCTCATATGCGTCGGAATAGACGCAGTCCGGTAAAGCTTAGGGGCTAAGGTTTTATTTTCTATCCCCACTGACGGCATATTCGCTTCAATCATCAGCGAGTACAGTTGCTCGCCTTCTTTTGCCAGTTCGGATTTAAGGGTCTTAGCTTCCGCCTCTAAAGCCGTTTGCCTGTCATTTTTCAACTTCAGGGTTTGCGCTAATTCCAAGATATTGGCCTTAGATTCTTTATCTTCAAACATCTGACTTACCTGTAATGCTTTATTAATTCCTTCATCAATAATATCAGCCGGTTCATACATTACATTACCTCCCAGGTTTCTTCCGCCCAGGACAAAAATATTTCTCTTTGCGCCGGGTCCGGAATTAAATTTAGATTAACTTTCCAGCTTTTTTGAAGCCTGATAGATTTCACAGTAAGAAAATATTGCGGGTCTTTCTCATTAGTGTCGTCTTTTGTGATTTCCGCGCATGTAATCATTTGACATACCTTCTATTGATATGTTAGTTTTGAGGGGTATCCTTTATAACCGAGTTGCATGTTTTCAAAGGGCATGGAGCTTGCTGGTTTCATGCCCTAATCCTCCCAATGTCTGAGCAGATAAAAATCTCCGAGGTCTTTATCCGAAATATTTTCCAGTCTTTTTTTTACCTTGCACTCACCATTCGGCATAAGCGCATCGTATATATCTCCGCCTTCTTCGTTCTCCATAGCTTCAAATACACAGCATTTCTCGAATAAAAGGCACACAGGGCATTCATCCCTTTCTAACAGCGCTAAGCGTTTAGCGGCAAGCTGTTCGATTATTTTGTCGATTTTTGGTTCGTATAAAGTGTCTTCAATTAATGTAGACATAATTCACCTCCCTTGAATGTATCTAAGAACTGCCATTGATACATCTTGCTTATTCCGAAAAGCTCTATAGATAACAAGGTCTATAGAATTAGCCGCCAGCAGGTAATAATACGTGCATATGTTCTTTTGTTCGTTACGGTGCAATCTGCTGTTCCATTGTCTATCTGCATCGGAAGAGTAAGAAACTGAGAAATGAATACCATAAGAACATACGTGCTGCAGGCCGTCAGTCCCATGGCCCATTGACTTTGGATGACAGATCAGATATTGAGTTCTCTTGGCCATAAAATCTTCTATGGCCTTATCTTGTTGTTTATAAGAAACTGTTCCGTCGTACCTTCCCCACGTCTTTTTGTGCTCATGAGAAGGAATGGCATTATAGTCAGAAAAATATTTCTCTATTTGATCCCCTTCCGGATGGAATTGCACGCTAATCAATACTTGATGATTTCCGATTTCATCGAGGAGCAATATCAATTCATCCAATTTACTCTTTCCAAGCCTTGTGACTCTTTTATCTGCGCTTATTAGAAACCCCGCTGTAATCTGCCTGAGCCTCATTATTTTTACGGCTGAGTTAGCGGCTACATATTCCACATCTTTGAACAGAGTGTATAAATGTCGTTTCATCTCTTTGTGCGCTTTCGTCTCGACGGCATCCATGGTAACTTCGCGGATATTAAACGTTTTTTCAGGCAAGTCCAGAACATCTTCCTTGAAGACAACACGAGAAACTGATTTAAGTTTGTCTAAAAATTTCTGTTTCATTTCGTACTTCATAACATAGTGGACTTCTTTCACAGCTTTATTTGGAGGTCTGAAATAAGTGTTTCTGAAAGCATAATAACTCCTGCCAAAAATTTTTTTATCCATGACCCTGATCTGGTTATAATATTCAAGATAATGATTAGGCGCAGGCTCGCCGCACAAAAGGTAAACGTATTGAATAGTATCGCAATATTCGATCATCATTTTAGCAATGGAAGATTTAGGGTCCCGAATGCGGGTAGATTCATCAAGAATTACCATTTTGAAACCGGCGTTCCAAATATGTTCAATTTGAGATTTGAACGATTCGTAATTCACGATTCCAATTTTGCAATGTTTTAGGTTTGTTTCATATTTAAGCTGTCCGCCGATATTCTTACGCTTCTTCCATAATTCCCATAAATTCACATAATAGGGGAGCCACTCCGGGGCAAATTTTTTTAGATCTTTAATCCACGCAGTTTTTATGACCCCTCGAGGGCAGACGACTAAGGTTTTAAGCCCCGTCATTTGGATAACAGCAATCATCATTGCTGTTTTGCCGACGCCCATATCATCCCAGAAACCATAATAATCGTTTGTCTGCGTTATGAGCAGCCCTGTTTTTTGATGATCCATCAAATAATTAAATGACGATGGAATTTTTGTTTTCGTCGTTTCGGTTTCAACAGGACGGGGCATGATTTTGCTCCAATATTTTATTTAGAAAATCATCATTAACAGGCTGCCCGGTTGGTTCCATAGTCAAAATTAACCCTGTCGGTGTATTTTTACCGTAACAGCGCCCGTCAAACCCGCTAACCGCCCTGACTAAATGTTTATGTTCAATGGTTGCCTGTCCGCCGAGTTGAAAAAGCAGAGCGGCAAGTAAATTTTTTGGATCGTTTAGCGCCTCCAGGCACTGTTTTTTTAATACTTTTAAATCTTTCATATTTATCCTTTCAGCCGATCAAACCTTGCAGACTATTTTGATTAGTGTTATAATTAAAAAAGCGCAAGGGGAGGGAGTAAATAAAAAAACTCTCTCCTTTTTGTGTTTTTGTGGGGGGAAGAATTCATCTTGGTAGGAGTATTCTTCCCTCTCTTTTTTACCGTGCCGTTAAGTCCGGAGCCGAGCCGTAAAAACCCGGCCCCGTGTGTCCTCTTAGATATACTGGCTCCAATCCAATTAAAACATTAGCATTTCATAGGCATACCCTCCTTGATTATAGTTGTTTTTCAGCTCACCTATACTCTGGCCGACGACATTATTTTTAGTGTCTGTCCGGTTCCGCAGGGCATTTTATAGAGCTTTCATGCCGGCTGAATAGGCCCGGCATATTCCTGCATCTTTCCGCGTATCCGGGCAAAGGCGTCGTTCGTATGCCATCGTGGCGTCGATACGTGCAGTTACCTTTTTTTATTCAGCCGTTATTCCCTTAATTAATATTAATCCCCAGCTTCTCTAATTCCTGCCTTATTCCCTTATTTATTTTTCTGGCGCCGGTAAGAGATTTATAAAAATACCCTCTTGAAACGCCTGCCTGCTCTGCTATTTCATTTATTTGCTTATTGAGAAGTCTTAAGCAAAATGGTACACTATGTTCCAGCGATATTCTTTTATAATTCAGATAATCAAATATATTTGCTATTTCTCTTGTATTCATTGTGTCACCTGGTTATAATAATGATCGGGGAGGATGACTGCCCTTTTGTAAACGGTAATATTATCCATGCTTTTTTCTCCTCTCCCCTAAGGGTTTTTTATCTGATAAGAAATTAAGTGAAACGACAAGGGGTGACAAGGACACGTAATTACTGGTTATACTCATTTTTATTCCCTCCCTTGTAGTTTTACTTAATTTCTTACCTCTATTTTTTGAGATTCAATCCACTTATCAATTTCTTCTCTTTTTAATAGTACTTTTCCCCCTATTTTATAGGCAGGTATTTCTCCGGCTTTAATTTTCCGTCTTATTGTTTGATGATCCATATTAAGTATCTCAGCAAATCGTTTAACGGTAATAAATTTTTTTGCCATATCCTCCTCCCCGTTTAAGTGCTTTTCCAATATTCCTACACAACCTCTTCTTTCTTCCATCTTTATTCCTTCCCTTAATAACCTTATCGGTAAAAATTATTTACTTTAGCTATATAAAGTTATATCAGCTTTATATTACCTTGTCAAGAAAAAAAATAAAAAAAATTATTAATCTTCTTCAAGACATGCCTGAAGGCCGACAGGAGAGATATGGATATAATTGGAAACAGTAGTCCCCAAAAATTCCATGACGAGTTTTTTTGATACGCCGGCGTTAATGGCCCGACTGCAAAAACTATGGCGGAGGGTATACGGGGGACAATGAGGCAAATCACAAGCTGTAACAGCCTTAAGCCACACACGCCGAATAGTGGAATGACTGATTGGTTTATTTTGAGGAGTCAGAAAGATGAAACCTTCTTTTTTTGTTATTTTTTTTAATGTTTCCCAGACTAAAGGATGGATAGGAATTATCCTGATTTTTTTATTTTTAGTTTTCGCGCGATAAACATTTCCTGAATATGATCGTCTGATAGTTATTGTTTTATTATGTTGATTAATATCCTCTATTTGTAGAGATCTGGCCTCTGCCGGTCGGCAGCCTTGTTTCCAGAGGAATAGAATTACAGGCTTGTATGCCGGTCTGACCCGGTTATAAATTTTTTTTATAGTTTCTGTGTTTAATATAGGCATAAAGCTGTCTTCAGCTTTTATTTTAGGAAAAACCGGAAGATAAAAAATATCCTGCCGTTGTCTTGCGTAGGAAAATAATGTATGCAGCCAGCGGAGAATATTCTTCTGTGTGTTAATTTTCAGAGAAGCCGGAAGATCATGCCAGAAGTCGGTTATATCGCTGTTATTAATATCTCTGATATCAGATTTTTTAAAATGAGGAATAAAATAGAGGCGGGTATATCTCTCCGATGCTTTGTATGTAAGAGGAGCAATAATATTTTGGTCAAGTTTTGTCCGGCATTGCTCTACCCACTTAACAGCATAATGCTCGAAGGAAAAGTGTATTTCTCTATTTTTTTGATAGTCCTCCGGGTCAAAGGACCTTTCAGCAATCCTGTCTTCTATTCGCTTAAATTCTTCTTTTACGGAATCGAAGGTTTTAAATCCTTTTCCTCTACTCGAAGAATATAATCGATATTGTTTTCCCTTCCAGCATATCTCGATATAATAATATTTCGGATGTGTCAGGCATTCTCTTTTCGGGCAGATAAAGGTCCAGCCTATATCGACAAATCTCCCCCCGCACAAAGGACATTTTTCTTTAGTTCTGATTTTCATTTTTTGCTAAAACCTCGGAGGTATTGTTATTATACCACTAATCAAAATAGTTTGCAAATTAAACTTGACAAAACAGGGAATATAGTGATATTAGTTTTAACAGAGGCATAAGTTCACTGACAATGAAGGGAATTATAATATTATGATGTATAAAGGGAAAGTAAGCCTGGTTATGACGCCGGAACTACATATGAAATTAAAAGTGCTTTCAACGGTCACAAAAAAAAGCTATTCGTGTCTGGTTACTGAATTGCTGGAAGAATATCTTCGGCAACCGTTAACGGTACAACTTTTAAAAATTCATATAATCGGGGAGTAGAAAAGCTATATACCCTTAGAAAAAGAAAATGGCCTATAAAATAAATTGGGAAGAAGAAGAACGACTAACAGAAAAAATAATGAATGATTATGGGAAAAAATGGAACCAAAATGATTTAAATAGGCGAATAGAAGAAGATATGGGAATAGTCGGCGATAAAATGAAAAAAGAATTTTTCTTTTTCATAATAAAAGAAAATAATATTAAATACGTAAAAGACCCTAAAAATGGATACAAAAATTTGGTTACTTATCGCGATGTTGTAAAAATGATTAAGATGGATATTATAATAAAATTTAGACAAGAATATATATGTGAGGATGCCTTATGAAAAAATCCGTACTTATGAAAAATTATGAAAATTGACAATTTAAATAGGACTATCGGAAAGCTGTTAGCAGCCTGCCAATGGGTTTATTGTAAATATTATCTTAAAGATAAAACTTTAGAACGGGATGAAGTAGGCAATAGCTTATTAGATGCAATGCGGCATGTTATGGGAGATAATGAATTTGAATCTTGGTTGTATGATATGAAAACATTTAATCAGGATTCAAAATGGCAAAATTCCACACAAATGTCTGAATCTATGAAAATAACAAGTAATGAAATAAGACCATTATCTGAAAAAGATACTCTCCTCCATTTCAAAAAAAATTTTGGCATTGACTTGTCTAAATTTGAATCAATCATTAACAAAAAATATCGTTTAGAAAAGGACCTGAATAAAGAAGTAAAAAAGTTATGGCCTCTTTTCGGTAAAGATCTTCAGGCAACCAGGAAAGAGCAAGGTCAATATTGCAGTTGTGCCGGTATCCATGATTGGCTGTTATGCTGGAAAGGCGCGGCCGGATCTGTAGAGCTTAAATCTGCAAAAGGGACCCCTTCTCCTCTGCAGAAAAAATGGGGCCGGGAAGCTGAGGCAGCCGGCAGGGTCATCGGCTATGCCTGGACTATCGGCGATGTCTTTACGGTCATCAAAAAACTTGAAGCAAAAAAGATTTCCGGAGATAATTAATAAGTAAAAATTGATGAACTAATTAACTGCATTAATTTTCTTATGGAAAAATTAGCTAACCAGTCATTTAACCGGAATTGTTCGGAAAAGCCCTCACAATCCGGTTAATTCTATCGTTAAGGGAGAATGATAATAAAAAAATTATAATAAGGGGGACTGTACGCCAAAGTAGGCCAAGTGCCCAGGTAGCGAATGGTTAGGATTATGTATAGTTGAAAGCATAAACTGATCAGGTTTATGCAGCCTCATAGAGCTTTGTGTTGGGAAAGCCTGGTATTTAACCGACACACCCCCTAACAAGCCAATCAACCTGACCTTCGCATAAAGGCTCAGGCAGGTTATCGCAGCGTTATATTTTAAATAATAATTGGAGGTTGGTAAAATGAGAAGAAAAAAATGTGTTAATAGTAATTGTAACAATTGGGATATTTGGGGGGAAGATGATTTTATTGAGGAAAAAAATGGGCATTGTTTTCTTGGTCTTGAACATCTTGCCGCCTGCGCAAAAAGATTCAACCGTCCAAAATCAACTCCGAGGATGCCAAGGCCTGATGGGGCTACCACAAAATTAGGATGTTGTATGCAATTAGATGATTAAAATATAACAAGCCAATAAACCTGACCTTCGCATAAAGGCTCAGGCAGGTTATCGCAGCGTTATGCGAAAGGAATAAGGCATTTTGATTTGGGGTGTATCAATGAAATGTGATTTTATTAATTGTAGTTTACGGCAAATTTGTAAAATAAAAAATATTAAATATAATTGTTACCGATATCAGATAAGAGAAAATTTAAAAAAGAAACCGTATAACAAGTCATTTAACCGGAATTGCTCGGAAAAGCCCTCACAATCCGGTTAATTCTGCGTTATCTGAAAGGAATAAAGGCATATGAAAGAAAAAACAATTAAATTATGGAAATTACTTGATGATATTGATACAGCAACAGATTTATTTAGCC